ATTCAGCCTGGTCCCTTTTAGCTGTTTTGTATAGCTCTCGGAAATCTTCGTGCTTTCGCAGCCATTTATAGACAGTAACGTGCGCCGGGAGATTTTTTGCTTTGCATATGGTTTTCATACCTTTTCCGGCAGCAACACCCTCGCATATTTTTGTTGCTATCGCCCTTGAATATTTAATTACAGCCATGGTCAAGCCTCTTTAATACCATCTGATAGTAGGTTGCCTTGTCTTGCCTATCCATTGTTGTGCGGTATAGCGTTAGCCAAGGTTCGGCAGTGCGCTGTTCTGCTTTGGTTAGGTCTTCGAAGGGTTCGGTTGATTTCATCGGTTTTACCGGTTTCGGGTGTTTTCAGCCATTTTACGTCAAAACTGACTCACTGAGAAGCCGCTGACTGCACGATCTCCACCCTGTCAATAGTAGGGTATGGGCTATTTTTGACCATATTCAACCCACTCGATGTCAGGACAGAACAGCTGCCAGTGGTACAAAGGGTGGACGTAAATACCCCGCGCTGCGCTGTACTCCTTGATCGGTTTATCCATACCCCATCTGCTCATAATTGACCTTTCAAAATTATTTTAGATTTATTTCATTATTTAGCTTGACAAGTGTTTTTATCGTGGTAGATTGAATTATACACCAACCATTTAACAAGGGGCGCTGGGATGCCAGAACTAACATTGAAGCTAAGGGATGGAACAATCATAAGGGGTAAATCACCCCTGCACTTCATGTTGGCTGAGAAGTTGGGTGTTGCCTTTGATGATATTGTTGACGTTGGATTTATCACCAAAGGGCGTGTGATTTGGTGTAACCGTAAACCGCACTAACCATTATACACTAACCATTTAACAAGGAGGAAAACCAATGGCGACAGAATACGTAGGAATAGATTATGGCATGGGGAAAACCAACAGAGATGGCGCTTTTCGTTATGGCGTCATTTCCCAATATGAAGTTGGTCAGGCATGGTATTACGAGTCGGAGGCCGAATATGGTCCGCCTTGTTGCCCGGATTGTTTCAACGAAGTGGAAGAAACAGCCGATTTCAGCCTACCAGACGGTGCGCCGATGGAGGACAATGAGGGTAATGAGGTGTTTGATGAATATTTCTGCTCTATTTGCGAAAAAGGGGTGGATGAAAACAGGGAAGATATATACCCGGAAGATCCGCTCGGCTTCTATTATAGCGCCGGCGGGTACCAATGCGAGCAGTGCGGTGATGATACCGATATTTTTATCACTAAATCACCATACTACACCCATGCCCAATATTGTTCACCATGCGCACCCGGCGCTGTTTGTTTAATGAACTATTTCATAAACTCATGGGAAAACAGCGGAACCGGTGAAAAAGGCATTAACAACCCCTATGAATACCCGGATGATTATAAATTGAAAGCGGCGGATGCTGGTTTCCCAAAAGGCTACTGTTTTGGCCATGACTGGTTTGAATCGGGAAAAGCGCCATATCCGGTCTATAGTGTAGAAACAGGAGAAATAGTTAGTCCATAGCTACAACCTTAAGGGAGGGAAAACAATGAATGAGGTCAATGTGTTAAACGGATTAATAGACTATTGTGATCGCAAGGGCTATTGTATAGACTACTATGATGGCTGCTGTGAGCCGGGGTATGAGGACAAGCCGGTTATAGCTGCGGATTGGAACCCGGCTAAGATGGAGAAAATAGGCAACCTTATCGAAAAAATGGAGACTGTTGAGATTGAGTGGTCGGACGAGTGGTCCAGGTGCGATGACTGTTATAAAGCGGTCAGAACAAGCCCGAATAGCTACGACTGGCAACCATATTTTATCATTGGTGACGTGTATATGGTCTGCGGAGATTGTGCAATGGATCAAGCCGAGGAATATATACAAGAGTATGTCAATAACAACAATCGCGCGATACCATCTTGGTTCATCCAGTCCGCCAAAGATATTGGGTTCGATTGCCTCGAGGACTGCAAGGTTTTTGAGTCCGGTTCCCATCCTGGTCAAAACGACACACCAGAAAAAGCACTACAAGAGATTTACGACGGTGTCGGGGAGGGATGGTTCCAAGAAACATTTGATTATATTTTTGTTATCACTGGCACCGGACAGTTTGATCTTAGCTGGTCTATTTTTGTCAGGCCGACCGGCTAACCATTATACACCAACCATTTAACAAGGGAGGCCAACGCATGTATCTGCAAATTACAACACGTTGCAATATGTCCTGCGACCATTGCTGTTACAATTGCACCAACAAGGGTGATGATATGTCATGGGAAACGATGGTTGACGCTGTTGCGTTTACCCGTGACTATACAGAGTGCATTTCTATCGGGGGGGGCGAGCCAACCCTTCACCCAAGGTTTTTTAATTTCCTAAAGATATGCCTGGAGGATTTTGATTACGTGTGGATGGCAACCAACGGGAGCCGGACCGATTCAATGTTTAGATTATCCAATATTATAGACAGGGAAGATTACCCCGAATGTACTTGTGAAGAAGACGACCCAGAAGAATTTGAGGAGTATGGTTGCCTTTGCCATGAAAAGATGGATTTGGATGTTATCTACCAGGAAGACAAATTGTCTGTTGCGTTATCTCAAGATTGTTTCCATGACCCAATCTCTAAAACCGTTGTTAATTTATGGAATCGTCGGGCCAACACCCATGGGCCGTCACATTATGAAATCAGGGACGTAACAAGGGCTATGAGTGGTGTTATCGCACAAGGACGGGCAAAAACAACTGGAAGCGGGTGGAATGAGGACGACTGTGTATGCTCTGACTTAATAATTCAACCGGACGGTAAAATCAAGATTTGCGGTTGTGAGGACGCTCCCATTATTGGTGATATTTGGTCCGGTATCGGTGCTGAGTGGGAGAAGATCTTAGATGATGATGCATTTAGGGAAACTGACTGTTACAGCTCATACATTAAGGGAAAAAACAAGGACTAACCATCAACCCCAACACCCCGCACGGGGCATGGAGGAAATTATGAGTAATTCAAGATTTTATAACACCCTTTTTAAAAGCGAGCCAATGAAAGTTGGTAAACATGAGTGGCGTTTGATTGTGTACGATCACCCACACTATGAAAGATGCACAGATTATGAATGGCGGCCCACATACATTGATTTAGACGTATTGGGATACATACCCCCAGATCCGTGGCAGTCAATGAAGGAATGGCCTAGATATAATTTCAATGATGGTATGCACGCCGGTTGCCCGAAGTCACTCGTAAAGCTATACCGCAAACACAAGCCCATTGTCGATAAATTGTTGGCAGAAAACACAGACAAATTCTAACCCCAATAGCCCATCACGGGAATGGAGGAAATTATGAAAACCATGAGAAAAGACGTTAAAAGGGACAACCGCACATCTAAATGTTTAGGGTCTAGTTTGTTGGGACATTCGACTTACCTGTTAAAGCCAATGGATCTTTTTGTGTATGAGGAACATTACACAGACAAAACAACCGGACAGCGGTTGGCAAAGTGCCATGGAAGAATCAGGCCGCTGCGCAAAATTGATGAAACGGATGTAATAAAATGGTATATTTTAGCACAGTCAGCGGCTGATGATATGCAATTTACATATGAGCGATGGGTACCGGTTGAAGATGTTGTGCAAATAATCCCATGTAAAAAGGCTAACACCCATATAAAAAACTTTTTTACCGACCATGAATTTAGATTGATATAATACACAGTCCATAAGATTAGTGGAGGAATTATGAAAACAATCTACAGAACCCCTATATCCTGGGGAGAAGAAGAATATTTTTTTACACCTGCATCGTATCCAACGTATATGAAAAACATGGCCAGTTGTTTCGATGATGCGCCTGCCGAACCTGACATATTTTCTCTGAATGATGAAGGCTTTTACGAAAGTATTTATCACAAAAATTACGGGAGGGAATTTGTAAAAATTTTAGATTGGTCAGATAGTGAAAACTTGATTGTCGAATATAAATAACCAACTAACCCCAATAGCCCCGCACGGGGCATGGAGGAAATTATGAAAATCATGGTGCATGAAAACAAGTTCCACGGTGGCGGTGTTGTATATTCGGGCGGATCAATTAATCAAGCTATCCGTACCGCTAGAAAAATAAGTTGTGTAGACTGCCAATGTGGCGGACCAGTAATTGTCAGAGAAGATGGCATGTTCCTATGCGATTGGGAGGCCACACCGCCGTTCCAACCATCTAATTGTCCGTCATGGCATTTTTATTCCGGGGATAAGTGTTACCTACAACCATTTTTTAACGGCCCTATTCAATGGTAACTATCAGCCCCCTCACGGGGTATGGAGGAAACACCATGAATATCAAAGAATTTGAATACAACACAGAATACGGTTTCGCATGGATTATACTTGAGGATGGAAATACAGTCCAGTGCTGTCTATACGCACCGGACGAATTACCAACAGAAAAAACTATAACTATGAGTGACTGCGGCCACAATTGGGGGTGCTGTGGGGATGCGAACGATGCTGCATTTGAAAAATATGGCGAAAACCGTTGCATGAAAGCACTTTTCGCAGAAGCAAAACTAGCAGGAATTAATGTCAAAGAGTAGGTGCTTAAACCATGAGGCCTGACTCCGGTCGGGCCGACCAGCTTAACCATCAACCAAGGAGGAAATTATGAAAAATTACTACACACAAGATGGAATAGGAAAGGCAAAATATACAGTCTCTTACCATGATGGAGTCGAAGCCCATAAGGACGGTAGCCCGTTTTACGGTATCCGTATATTCAAAAACAAGAAGGTCCGTGACCGGTTTGTAAAGGAACTACATGCAGCCGGGTATAGTTACAGATGCTAACCCCAATAGCCCCGCATGGGGAGGAGGAAATTATGAAACATACACAAGGACCATGGGAAGTGTATTCAGATGAATACTTTGACGACCACAACGAGGTACTCATCCAACACCAGGGTGGCGTTGTGGTTGACCGTGTCGGCACACTGTCATCAAATGACGCGACAGATAATGCGCAGTTGATGACGGATGCAAAGCTAATAGCAGCCGCACCTGATCTGCTGGACGCTTGTTGTTCAGTGTTGAGGTCAATTAACGACCTTAAAACAGATCCTACATTAGAAGGGTGCGCAATGGTTCTGGAACACGCAATCCGCAAGGCAACAGACTAGCCCCAATAGCCCCGCATGGGGAGGAGGAAATTATGAGTACACCAATTGGTTCAATGCGAGTGAGTAAAAAAACCTGGTATCATAACGGAGGCTTTTCTAATCCGCTGTGTTGGAGGCGGATGGTCGGACATAGCTGGCATTATTACATGCGATTTGATTAACCATCAACCCCAATAACCCCGCACATTTCCCAGTTGTGCGGGGTTGGGGAATTATGAAAACTCAGAATTATGAAAATTTAGCGACCCCACGGGGAATGGAGGAAAATTATGATAGACAACAGCAGAACAATATCGTTGCACGATCAGTATCTAACAGCAAGTCCGTATGATGATGAACCGGATTGGGCAGATGAGCCTTACAATGTGCGTTGCCCCAAGTGCACCAGTGACATTTTTGAGGAGTGGGGTGGCGATTATCCAACCTACAATTTCCGGTGCGATGACTGCGGCCATGAGTGGAAACAGGACGTTGAAAAACCTCACATGACACCAGCACAGGAAAAACGAATAGCAGAATTAAGATTAGAACTGTCTAAGTTCAGGATTCACCGAAAAAGAAAAAAGGGCATGGATATTGATTCTTTTTTTGAGTCCCTTTACGTTGAAGGTAATTTTCATTGGGATAGTCAAGAAGCCGGTGACTGGCACGTTTACAATTGTGGGGAAAAAGATTGCCCCGTTGGGTGGCATCTCATAGCGTTTTTTGAAGTATTCGGTCGAGAAAATGGCAAACGATATGTTGAAATCCACGACGTTGACAGTGAGGGTAATTGGGATTTTAATACCGGATATGATGAACGTGAGGGAGACACACCGGCACAATGGAATGAAGTTGCCGAAATCATGGCTAATATGGCCGACGGTTTTTTCCTTGGTTGGGCTGAATATTGGCTGGATGCTGCCGGAACCGGTAAAGACCCGTGCGAGCAGACAGTCGGGCCGGTCAAGGGCAATTGGGTTGATTTCTGCCTTGACTCTGTTGAAGACTATATTAAATATATAAAAATGTAAAGGATGTAACCCATCAACCCCAATAGCCCCGCACATTTCCCAGTTGTGCGGGGTTGTTTACACTTGTCAAACCAAATTGTCAAAGAGCTACTATATTATGTCACAGAATTATGAAAACTCAGAATTATGAAAATTCAGCAACCAAATTATGAAAATTATGATTTCTTATTACGCCAGATCACGTTCTCAAGCGTCCTGATAACCCTATGCCGCGCTATCTCAAGGCTTTGCTGTTCAACAAACCTCGTTTCTGCCAGCGTACCAAACTCCATCAAAAGAAGTTCGCAAACCTCATGGAACGCAACCCGTGATATGTCCTTATTCGTTGGTTCGTAGTCCCATTCTGGATTTATAGAGATAACCGCAACACGATTAGAAACATTAGCCCAACAAGACCCCTGAACGTCTTCGCTATCATCCTCGGAAACCTTGACTTGATAATCCGCTATCGAAAAGAACCTGCACCACCGCTGAACGTCCTTGACAAAGTATTGAATTTGCTTCTCTGTTAACGTGAAGTCGCTCAAAACAGGTCACCAAACAACAGCAACGCATATATGCACAAGGTTGTTATTATGGCAAATAGAATGGTGCTTCCCGCTTGTTTCATTAGATGGGGATCTTAAAAAGTTTGACCACGGCCTCAAACAGGGAATTATGAATCGTGGCCCTTATGGTTCTCCTGCAATCATATCTCAGGCACCAACAGAAATCGCCCACGAATTGGGCGGGGTTACGTGCGATAGATGTAATTAGGGATCTAATCATTGCATGTCTGCTCCAGGCAATCGACCCTTACGGCAGCACCCCTCACCCAAAATCTCCCATTCGGGCGGGACTCGCTCGTATTGGGGCCGATCCTCTTCTGCCCATTGACATTCTGTATCTTGTTCTTCGTCACACATGATGCTGGGTATTATACCACATCTTGTGGTCTGTGTAAAGAGTTAACTTGCTGTTTAGCCATCACATCTCATCCTTAGACACGTTGGCAGAAAACTCCAGCCCGTCCATGGTGATAACCATAGTCCAGCTTTTGTAACACTCCGGGCAGTGACCCTCGTAGTCTCCATAGTTAAAATTATGGATTTCAAGCGCAGCCCCGCAGGATGGACATTCGTACATTTTCATTTCACCTTCCTTGGTTAGAGGTTGGAATCACCACCAAAAACAAAATAAGCAAGCCCCGCCACATAAAACAAACACACTTTGGCTATAAATAATTCTACTGACACACCAACCGTGGAAACTTCGTTAAAAATAATGGACAAACATACAAGAAGACCGCCACGTCCCAAGATTTTCATTTCACCTTCCTGTAGATCATATAATCGTTAATTAATTCCATCACTATTTTGTAGGGGTTGATCCCGTAATCCTCGTACCATCTTAGCCAAAAACCCTTGTATAAGTGCCTTTCGTCATGGTGAGGCACGCACAGGGGTATTCGGTGTATGTCGCTATATTTGGTCCCCATGCCACCTTCTTGGAAGCCTAAATGCTCATGGTGGCCTTGGTACCCACACAAATTATGGCAACCCAACGCAGCACACACAGGGCATGGTTGTTCGGCCATCCACCGTGCATGGATGTTTGATCGCCATGGCTTGTGCTTCTGGTATGTCATAGTTCTGCCTTGGTGTTTCTTGTTTGGTATAAACGCATTTCTTCAATAATACCACGGGCTGTCTTTTTTACGGCCAAATTCCCCATCTGTTCACAAAAATATTCCCCCACTTGGCCGTGGTTGGCATAATAGTACCACCAGTGTTCATCAAGCCATTCTAAATCATCCATTATTCCTCCCCTCTAATCCGTCTATCAATTGTTCCAGCGTCTTCGCAAACTTCGAAGGGTTGATTGCTCCCGGTCTCAAACACCTGACATCCCCATTGGTTCGGGTGGTAGCTGGCAATATTATCCACGTTTATAAAAAATGTGTAGTGATATTCGTCATCTGTCTTCCTAAATGCTATGCCTGTTAGTTCTATGAAGTGGTGCATTTTATTCCTCCACCGGCTCGCAGATTGTCTCAGACCACACCGTGATACAGACGCCGCGCCTTTGCGAGCAGATTTCATCGAATGGGGTCACCACTAATGGTTTATGTTTCTTTCTGTGTTTACACCTCCCACAGTCGGGATTGGCGTGGTCGCAAATCACACGGACGGGTTTGGGATCTGGCTGGATCATACGCTAACCTCATAAAAGACCTGCATCCAATGTTTTGTATTCGTTGCGTCCGGTGTGCATGTGCGAACGGAATGAATTTTGTATGCACCCAACGAATTAATTTCTTCCCAAAGTTCTTCATCGGAATCGAAACAGATTTTCTTTGCTCTCGTTTCGGTGTGGGTTATTTCCCAAGGCATTTTATTCCTCCCTCCTAATAATTCCTCATCGTTGATTTCACCGCAGTTATAAAATCATCAAGGTCCATGCCAAGCCCGTGGCACAAAATGTCATAACACCGTTCAAATATCCTACACGCATCCATGTGCTTCAGTTCAGCGAATGAAAACGACCTGTAGAGGAAATGAATCTGCCCGTCAGGAGAAACTATAACCGTATTCGGATCTCTGAAGTCAGTCGCAACCTTTAACTGAAATTTAACTTTCTCCTTTGTGTCCCACTGGGGATTCTCAGTGTTATCCGCAAAAAATTGGCAGGACGCCATCAACAAGTTTAGTTGTATCACACTCCGCTGCTTTTCAGCACCCATGGTTGTTATGCGGTGACGAACCACCCGGTTTTCGTGCAACTCTTTTGCGGCAGATTGACCGTCTTCCGTATTGGGGACAAATGCGACAACACCGTTACCTATATCCCTAACCTGGCTTGTTCCGTCTATCAAGACCCACACCTTTGTTCCTCGACTTCGCGCACCAAACTCGCAGCGCACTGCATAATGCAGTCGGCGGTGCCATACGGGTCATCCACACTCCCGCAGGGTTCCATCCCCGGTCGGAGTATCACTGGTGGTCTGTCGTCAACAAAAACCATAATCCCGGTGCCGTTTGTTTGTAGCTTGATGTCCATGTCATGCCTCCTCTACCTTTATAACGTCAAACGACAGAAGTTCATCGTAGGTGCCGGGAAAAACGGCTTTCCCCAAGCGTTCCCAACACAAACCAACACACCATTCAGCAACATCGTCCACCTCTGCTTTTTTTATAGCTTCTTCCGGGGTTATGGCATCATAATGGCCGATTACCTTTATAATCGACAATTCCCCGAACACACAGTATTTTTTCATGTTGCCCCCCTATATCCCACAATCATCAGCGATTTCGCACGCCTTGTCTGATGTTTCTTTCTTGTGGCAATCCTTGCAAAGCACCTGTAAATATTTAGGGTCGCACAACAGATGAAGGCGCACAGCTTTAAACAACTCATCCCAGTTACACACGTTCTCCCGGTGGTGTACCTCAACGTACACTTCCCGGCCCTTAGCGCGTGACTGCCTTACCCCACACTCTTGGCATGTGTATTTGTCAGCCTTCAGCCGCGCCGCCCTCTCCCTCGACCGGAGAAATAGGCGGCGTAAGGCAGAACGGATCTGACTATTCGGTGTGTGTGGTAGTTTCTTCATGTCTCATCTTATCTTTTAGATATGCGATTGTCAAGAGGCTTTTCTCTGCCCACTCAAATAATTTATGGGTGGCTTTCCCACAATCACAGGACGCCACCCACCGGATCGGGTTCAGGGATTGTTTCAGCCGGATGCGTTTCTTACAATATGGGCAATACATATCCACTCCTACCGATTCACTGAAGGATAATCTGGGAGCATTGTTCTAACACCGTCATCCTCCGGCGAAAAGCTACCACAATCAACGAAAAGTTGCTCGCGCAAACATAGACTCAGCACAACCTTACCATCTGATTCCCTTGTTACCTCTATCATCGCAGTTGTGGCCCCTGTGTCTCGGTCTATCGCTTGTCTGAGCTTCTCTCCGACACCCCAAGAAGACAGATCATCGTTAATCACAATCTTGTGCAGAGTGTAACTATCATAGCCATCACCACTGAACGCACAAGGAACACACATCATCATCCCTACCAAACAAATAATAATTGCCTTCATACTACCCCCCTTTTACCGGCCCCCGCCGTATATACGAGAGCCGGTAGGTTGCGTTAATGGCCTTCTTGGACAAATGGTTCAGGGTCACCGTGGCCGATAAACAGATCTTCATCATAGATAAAGTGGTCAATGAAGCCCATCTCTTTAGCCTCACTGCCGTACATCCACCAGTCTTTCTTGTGGATTTTCTGCGAAATGTATTCCTGATCCACATTAGAGACTTCGGCCAGCCAGTTGTTGAGGTTGTCCTGAAAGTGTTTCATAACCTCAAACTTGTCCTTGGTGGAACTCGGTGTGTCGATAGCGAGCCAGGTTATGGACCATAACTCATGGCACATAATCTCAGCATACGGATTTCCATACCGATGGCCTTTTGTGCCGGAGGCTAAGATTATCATACCGGCGCTGGCGGCGTAACCCCTTACAACCGTCGCTGTCGTGATACCGTGCTTCTGCTCGTATTCCTTAATCTGGCTTTGAATCCGCCACGCCTCAATAACACTACCGCCCGGAGAGTAAATTTCCATTTCAAGGTATTTCATCCCATACTTGACCATAAATTCATAAACCTTCCTGGTCATGTCGCTGTCGATAGACGTGAGTTTGAAATACATGGCTTCTTTACCATCATGTTGGATGATAGCGGTTGAGTATTGATTTGGTAGTGGACGCCATGTTTCGTCCTGAACACCCCACACGTATGCGCCATCAACCTTACGGACTTCGTGGCATTTTTGACAGCTTTCTTGATCTGTCATTAGGGTGAACGGGCATTGCGAAACAGACTTGTCTTCGCCGTCTTCTTCGTCCTCTACCGACTCGGCTAACATACCGGGTTCGGCGTGCGCTGGCTGACAGGCGATGGGTAGATACACCACCCCCATCATAACCACAGTAATTACTGCTGTAATCCATACAAAATCCCATAGTGCTTTCATGCGATACCCCTTGTTGAGGTTGTTAAGCACCCCCACGGTGCTTCTTTGGTTAATCCCTGAAATATGCTCGCAGCGCCTCCAAAATCGTTGCTTCGGACACCTCCCTGCCTCCTATGTTTATCGTCGTTAACTTAGCCTTCGCCCCCTTGAGGCTAAAAGGGTCGTTTATAATTTGTTCGGCGGTGATCGGCTTAGATTCCCCATTGTAGATATACTTTACCACTAAAGCCCACCAACCGGACTCACCAATTGTGCTTATCGCTGTGGTGAGATGCCCGTCGGTTGTTATGTAGATGGCAAACGGTATCTCGTTATAATACAGAACAGAGTTACCACCGAACCGCCAAACAAATCCGGCTCTAAAGAGCGCCTTCTGCACTTCGGCGTTTTCTTCTTCACTGGTAATCATTACAACATAATCCTCGAAGTTTCTGAAATCAATCGCTGAAGTGTCATTCGCGTCCACATAGTCTGGTTCACTGTGCCACGTCACACTCGCTGGATAATTCCACACAGTACCAACAGTTAAACTCCCGGTGGTGTCATCACCTGAACACGCCATAGCCGGTATACATACCAACAGAAATGTCAAAAATAGTTTAAAGGTTTTCATGTAATCCCCCTGTTAAGATTTTTCCCGCTGCCAAATATGCGGCGGGTTCCGTGTGTCGTCGGGCTTGAGGTAGCAGCCCTGCGCCAGCCTAAAATCAACAAACATACCCCTTGGGTTTGTTTCAGGGTCGGCCCAATTTTTACCGACCTCGATTTTTAATCTGTGCGGATACGAGTTGCCATAGTTGTATCCAAGTGACAGATGCAGCCTACTTTTTTCGGTCACCCTCCTGCCTCCCAACGGGTCATCTGACCCCGGATTTTTTTGAATATTGATAAAACAGACCCCACCGTCCAACTTATCATGTATCTGCCGTATTCCCTCACCCATTGCGTAGAAGTCCGAGTGGCATTCATAAAAATCCACGATACTTATGTGGCCTTCGCCAGGAAAAATCACATCAGAAAAATTATCAGAGCGTTCGTAAAAATCCACATTTTTCCATCCCGACATCCCGCACCTATTCGCATGGCAAAACAGGTCCAGTCTAAGCTTCAGTTCCCCCGCACCCATCTCTGAATTAAAATAGTGGACCTTGAATTTGTCCGCGTTGTCGTGGGCGATGTGCAAGCTGAGGGCGCTTTTCCCGGCGTTCTTTTCCCCGCCGATTGTGACAATGTTGCCGCCCATCAATTTTACCAAACGGTGCATGCCGAAAGGGAGCCAGATCGGAAGACCGTCGCTACAAGCGTTTGCAATGTCCATCTTGACCAGTTCTGTCCGTTGGGTGCGGTAGTGTCCGCGCCTGCTACCCACGCGCTCAAGCTCGCTATATTCGACCATACCCTCAAGGCACATCATCAGGTCCATAGCGTCAGCCTGCGAGTCTTGCTTGCCGCGCAGGAAGAATTTAGCGGCATCGGCAAAGGTGAACTCGCCGGGTGCGACTCCCACCCATGCTCGGACATCTGGTATCTCAATGCTCATTCGTCCCCCGGTAGTGCGATGGTTTCAATTTCCTTGACTGGCTTCAATGCGCCCATTTTTAGCAATAGTTGGTCGTACTGTTTGCGAAGCTTAGTGGCCGATAAAATGTTTTGGAACCAGAACTCATCTTTTTGTGACCAGGAGATAACAGACTTGACCTCCTCGACGGGTCTTTTGTCTATACGCAGGATCTTGTCGAAGTCACCAGCCCATGATTGGATGTTTGGTTCCTTGGCTTTTGGGTTGTTTCTTTTGATGTGGGAAAATAAAAAATTAGCGAGTCTGAACTCGTTAGAGTTTTGACTATATTTCTTATTAACATTCTTGTTATGTTCCCCTATCGTTCCCCTATCGTTCGCTTCGCCGTTCCCTTCATCCTTTTTTAACGGCTGTAACTCGTTGTAATTTAATATTGTTATTACCTGTCCACCGTGTTCGCTTCGCCGTTCGATTCGTAGCTCCTTCGTAAGATCTTCGCAGATTCTACAAATTGTGTGAAGCGAGGGCTTTTTTGTCCGATACCCGACATTGTATGAACAGTCGTTTTGGATCGTCCGGTAGCTACGAATTAGCTGACCCCTTTTTAGCTTTATGCCCATCCATTCACCATCGCTGTGATTCGCATTACCGACAAGGTACAACCATATTTTAAGTTTCCACGGGCTTGCGAACCAAATGTCCGAGGAAAACAACTTCCGGTCAATCGTGAATTTGGTCCCTGAACCATTTCGCATACCCCTATGCCACCCCATCCATCTCAACCAGCCGTAAGATCCTGCGGGTATAAGCCTCGATCACATCCTCAAACACCTTCTGGCCCATCTCAGACTTGTAGTTGTGCGAGTGGCACACCGCAAATTCTTGGCGTTCTTCCCTCAGCCGTTTAATCAAAAGTCTTGGTTCTATCATTTTATTTCCCTCCTTGTTGGTTGTCGGCTTAAATAGCGCAGTCGCCTTTAAAAAAATACCATAACTGCTTTTTTCCTTTAACCGAAAGACCCTCATACCTCTCCATCATCCCAAGGTCATCTAAAATGCTCCACGCTGTATAGCCTGTAGTATAGCCACACGCCCATTTCAGCAACGATACCTTGACAAGTTCCATTTTATTGTCGTTTAATGCGGGTCCGAAGTTGGCGTTTCCCCAAACTTTTTCAACATCTTCTGTTGTCAATGGGGTAAAATCTTCCATCATTCCATCACCCCCTTTGTATATTCTTCCTCCCATACTCGTTCTTGCCTCCGCGACTCCATCACAAGAAAGCCGACGGCCTCCAGGTCAACAGGGCTTGGGCGGTCCAGGAAAGAATCTATCATTGTGTCTCTTGAAAGCCTGATGCCAGCAATTTTCATCCTGATGTCCCGCTGCCGCTGTGTTTCAATCGCGTCCTGTGTCGGCTGTCCATCCGTCTGCTGTTCGTCGCATGTCGTTCCCCCGTCCCACGGCCAAGTAGCTTGTGTCATCTTTCTCCCCCCTCCCATGCTTAAACCCATGCACGAAGTGTGTTATTAGAAGTGGCCGAATTGTCTCGATAAACCAATCGACGTGAGCTTCGGCAAGTTGTCGTGGTGTTGTCATTACCCCCCCCGTTCGCCATTCGCGAATTAAAAATCGGTCATGTTGATACCACAGACCGGCGCTCATATGGTTGATACGCGACCTTGCCATGCGCTGCCAAATGACAGGTGCGACATAGCCACACAACGTCAAGCGGTTTAGAGTAGTCTGGGTGGTGTGCTTGCGACCTTTTAGACCCGCAGTTATAACATGGCAATTTTGTCAAACGGCCTGACCTTATAGCGTATGCCACTGCCGCATACGCTGCGAATACGGCAGGATTGTTCGCCTTATTTTTTTGGTGGTACACCACTGTTGCCGCCCTGCGTTCTGGTCTACCCCACCGCTCCCGTTCGTATGCCGCGTACTGTTCGCGTTTTTCTGCGTAGTTTTTACGCACGTCTTGTTTATTACACTCTTTACATTTATTGACATGGCCGTCTGCCATTTCGGGGTGTTTATAAAAATCATACAGTGGTTTTTTCCCACCACATTTAAAACATATCTTTTGTGGTACAACTGGGTTGTTTGTCATTTTAATCCCTTATTTTTTAGAATGGTATTGTGTCTTCTTTTGTATTATTATCAGACACATAGTCCATGACACCTTGACCGCTACTTTCGGTTTTCGGTTTGGCACCGAACTCTATGTCATTGACGATCAGGGTTGTGTAATATTTACCGTCATATTCCCTGATTTCCAGCGGACCCTCGACGACAACGGCACCACCCCTTTTGAGGTACGGACCCAAACTCGCAGCCCTTTTGCCGAACATAATGCATGACAGAAAGGTGACCTTTTTTTCACCCATATACCAATCACAGGCAACTGAAAACTTGCAGATTTCCGTGCCGTTTTGTTCCCCGGTTTTCATCTCTGCATCTCTGGTTAAACGTCCATGCGCGATCACTTTAATCATTTTAAATCTCCGTTAGTTGTACCCGCCATCTCTGACTTTACGGATTGTGTTGACTGAAACTCCGTATTGCTTGGCGAGCTTTGGGTGTGATAGTGTAGATGCCATTATATCCTTAACGTCTTCCATCTTAATTATTCTGTTTGCGCGATGCTGGCATTTTATTGAACAATACCGGCTCTTGAGGAATTTTTTCTCTGCCACTGTGGGCTTGATTCTGTATTCACTGCCGCATTGTTCGCAGACTCTTGGTGCGATGTAACTACGCTTCATCGGTTTGTAAAGATCAGCGCCGGTAATTCCACGCTCGATGCGGCTGTAGTATGTGTCCTTATGGCAGCGGCACACCGGGGATCTGGTTTTATTTCCACACCCATCAAACGGGCAGATGTGCGCTGGAGGGAGATTCAACCGCTCTCCTGCATGTGGTAGGGTCATAGAGTCAAGCGGTTGAGGTGGGATGTAGAGTGGACAATCAGGGCGGGTTTTACAGATAAGCTTGTCCTCCTTGGCATGTTCGCATGTTTTACACGGGGATCTGAAATCGCTATTGAACGGGATTGACTGCCCATGGGAGCCTGCAATGCGAAGAAATCGGGCGCGGGAGCCTGCTGTTTCCCCCATCATACGACATACCTCACTATGATCGCTTCTTCGGCGGCTTCGATAGTCGTCCACGGGCCAGCCACCCATGTTTCATCGTCATGTAGCGGTTCTGACACGGGAACTACGAGAAACGGTCGCTCGCTGTCTTTACTGTCGGTTATCGCGTAAATTTCCACAATGCCTCCTGTACCCATTTTTAATTTAAACCCAGCGCCTTTCTTAGCGCCCTCACTTCTGGACGCAGCCACATCATTATAGATGTTTCTGGCGCAGCCACCACCAACCGTTCAGCTTCCTCTAACTTGGGCCTTGATTTACCGGACAAATACCGGCTCAGGTTCCATTCTGAAAGCCCCAGACGGTCAGCCACCTCCCTTTGAGTTGTCTTTTTATTTTTCATGTTGGATATATAACAAGCATTGCAAACAATGTCAACAACTATTTTAAATATTCTTTATACTAAATAGGTACAGGTACTTACGGTTTGAATAAAATAGTTGCAAAAAGTGCTTGACAATCAAAGCCTATTGTGAGATACCTGTATCATACATAAAAAAGGGGGGACAACATGTTAAACCACAGACCAATCAGAATAGCCCTTTACCTGCTCATCCTCGTCAGTGCGCTGGCGTGGTTTGTCGGGCATGCTGGGCAGGAGATGGCGAAGATCCATGGGCAGGTTTACATCAATGCGGACCAGTGGGAGGAGATTAAATAATGGTTAAGGTGAATGATCGTTTTGAGTTTGAGCGAGACTCTATGGGGTGGATCTTGTATGAGTGGCGGGTTGGTGTCAATCCGAAAACAAAGACGCCAACGCGCACCCGCAGACCCCACTACTATTCAAACATCGTACAGGTGTGTAACGGCATCATAGACCGTTCCTGCGACAAAGCTGACGATGCGACCACTATTATGCAGTGCGTCGAGAAAGCGCGTGACGACGTTGTGACGGCCATACACGGCTATGAATTGCCCAAGGATGCGTTCGGAATGATGATGACGCGGGAAGATGTTGAATTGGTCGCCGCATCTGCAACCACACAGTACGACGACGATGGGAACGTGGTTATGACAAAGAGGGTGTACGTATGACAAAAAAGGAGATTGCATAATGGATTTTTTGATCGGAGAAGAAACAATCGACAAAACGGTGGATGCGATCAGAGATATGCTTTACAGCTATCTACCGTCAATGAACAGGGCTTTTGTGGATGCTGATGAACTTGCCGTAACGATGGGGTTTGGCGTAAGACCCCACAAGGATGGGGTGATCGTGTCCTATAAAGTGGCATTTGTCGAAAGCAAGGTTAAGGATGGAGACAGTATCATTGTCAACGAGAAGCAGCAGTCATTGCCGTTTGCTGGTGTTACCAGTGTTGAGTTGAAAACCGGGGATAGGGTGGTGAAGTTAAAATGACAAACGACGATTTAAAGCACGATATGGAAATGGCGGCGTTCTGTTACTACCTCGGTACCCACGGGGATGGTGTTGGCGCGACCAAGTGGATGCACGATGCAGGGCTTGAAGATGTGATAGACGCACTTGTCGAGACGGTTCACGACGAGTCACACGGCTTGGACCCTGCCGACGAGTGGGACGACAACGACAACGGTGATCCCAAGATGTTTAAAAAGTGGAGGAAACATGCACCTTTATAACCGAGACGGTTCCCCGTGCTACGAAGTACCATACAAAGACCCTTCACGCGGCATGAGAGCGTCTACATTGGCCGATGCTCGGAAGCAGGGGTTGGTGCCTTCGGTGACAGAGATACTCCGTGTGATGGCCAAGCCGGGGCTTGAGCGGTGGAAGGTGCAGCAGGGCATTATGTCCGCGCTGACACTCCCCCGTGAAGACGAAACGGACGACGCGTTCCTTGGTGCTGTTATGCGGGACTCAAAGGAGAAGGGTAAAATAGCTGCTGACAAGGGAACAGAAATACATGGCGCTATCGAGCGATTGTTCCAGGGGCGCACGGTGGACTCTCAGTATTGGGATTTGGCCCACAGGGTGCGGGATGCGATTGACGACAAGTACGGGCCTGAACTGTATTGGATTGCGGAAAAGTCGTTTTCGCACCCCATGGGTTTCGGTGGAAAGACCGACCTTCACGAACCCACCAAGATTGTACTCGACTTCAAGACCAAGGAAAAATTTAGCAAACGAATGGCCTACGACGAACAGGTCATGCAGCTTGCGGCCTATGCCAACGGGCTTGGGATACCTGATGCCTTGTTGGTCAACATGTTTGTTCAATGGGATGGGGAGATTGAGATCCATGAGTGGACACCGGCAGAGGCAAAGCGGGGATGGGACGGGTTTTGTAGGTGTTTTGAGTTATGGAAGTGGGTAAAGAAGTTTGATCCTTCATACGAGGAGGTAGAAGATGCATTTTGATAAACTTGAGAAAATTAATGTAACGATGCACATTGAAAAGAAGGGCCGATTTTCATATCTGTCATGGCCATACGCCGTGTCGTCGTTCCGCAAGAATTGCCCTGATGGATATTGGGTGGTCAATAGATGTGGGGATGTGCCGTACCTTTCGACAGAGTTTGGGGTGTTTGTGTCTGTGACGGTATTTACAGACAACGAGTGTCACGGCTTTGAACAGGTACACCCTGTCCTCGACAATGCCAACAAGCCCGTGCCGACACCCACGCCGTTCCAGATCAACACAAGTATTCAACGGTGTCTCGTAAAGGCAATCGCCATCGCAACTGGAATTGGCCTCCACATTTACGCTGGTGAAGACCTGCCTCCAGACTCGGAACAAGCACCACCGCCACCCAAACCCAAACCGACGCCCAAGGCAAAACCCAAGCCGCCAGTCACATCAACATGGACCCCGGCGCAGAACAAAAAACTCCAAGAAGCCGGTGCCGCGCTTGAGCTTACCCCGATAGACCGGGAGGTCTTCAAGGGTTGGCTGGCGAGAAGATTCGACGTTGAGACGTGGGACGACATACCATCAACGGGGAAGTCTGGTATGGTCGTGAATAAGTTTGCTGAACTCTATGACGAGTGGAAAACGGGGGGGTTATGAGTCCGAATGAATGGAAGAAACTGCGTTGTGGGAAAAAGGAAAAGTACAAGACCAAGAAAATGGCGCGGAAGTCTGCCAAGTACATGCGGCAGCGGCGTGGCCGGTATCTGAGCGTGTATCGTTGTGATGTATGCGGGTGCTGGCACCTCCACTCGTCTGACGGTAATGCTTGGAGGGTTTTTGATCGGTTGGCTACATAAAAGGGGGGTGTAAAAATGAATCCGATTATAAGTTTAGTTTTGACGATTATTTCAGTAGCAACTGTTGTGTGTGCGGTTTTTTGGGCATTTTATTTGGTTGTAGAGGTCTACCAAACAGCGTCACGGTTAAAAAAACTGGTAAATAAGTTGGATTTGTATTATTCTCACAAAACGCACTCTTACAGGAAGGTGAAAAGGTCGAAAAAGAAAGGTGCATGATATTTTTTAACGTGGCTGGGTGGCGGAATAGGTAGACGCTAATGCTAAGTGCCCCCACTCAGTGCTTAGAGTCATGACCATTAGGTATGATGAGATACCATGCAGGGTGCAAATCCCTGCCCCAGCCATCTTATAAAAAGGAGTAGAAATGGACTTTGCAACATGGTGGGCCAACTACTTGGCCGATAGAGGATGGAACCGGATGTTCGAACGACGAGCGGAACAGGCGGCACACGCAGCATGGCAGGCCGCTACGCAGGAAACGCTCAGGGTGCTGGTTGAGAAGGAGAAATAGTGGAAATCAGTACACCAATAGACAACAGGCCGGATAGTTGGTACGCCTGCAAGGATTGCCGGTCAATTCATCCCACCGAAGCTGCGGCTGATAAGTGCTGCGAGGGTCGCCATTCGCGTGAAAGCAAGGACGTGGACAAGATCATGCGGAGGAAGTTCGGGATCTAAACCCCGCAGTTAGCGACCGCTGCTGGCGTCCCGAATGTCCATGATGGTTCGTGTTGGTGGGTAGCTTTGGAGGCGCACGGTCTACAATGTTTTTTTGTCGTGGAGTTTATGGTGTCTAACCGGTCAGGATGATTACAATAACAACCCTTTTTAATGTATCCCGCCGAGAGGCAGTATTGGAACGCTGTTTGAGAATGACAGCCGTTGAGACGTTTTTGCCCTGGATTTAGATATGGTTCCACTCTACCTCATGCGTCTTGCCGCCTTGTTAGCGTTCTCGCACTTACGGCATTCTGAGCATCTTCCATCCCCCCGACTCTTGTTTCGGTTGAATCCTTCAAACGGTTTCCACCTACGACACTGGTAGCAAAACTTATGAGTGACCATCTGGTCCTCATAGGTTGGCGTTATAAAACTCGCGCTTTTTGCCGCTGGGACTCTGCACGTAAAACCTTCCAAGACCATGTATAACTCCCATCTTCATAGATGTCGAACCAAACAAACCCAAAATCGACGATGCCAGAACATTGTCTGCTGCCGAACTTGGTGCCTTGGCCTTGTAGTGCTGGTAAAACCACTGCGAGGTAGGTTGCGTTGCCTGTGTAGTCAAAGAAATGTACGTGGTTTCGTAGAACGATGTTTGCTTTCGGCTGTTCTCCGACATCAGCCCAGATTAGATTCCAAAGCTGTTCCTTTTTTATCGCGGTCGCTCTCCCGTGGGGTATTGTTGAAGACCCGACCTTGTGCTTTATATCAAAAGTGATTCCGTTAACATCTATCCATTCTTGGCCACTGATTGATGTGTCTGTCCCACGGTCGGATAATCTATCTGCTACTACGCTTTCCCAATCGTCTATAGCGCCGGTATGGTAGGGGGTTCCGTGGGTCATTACCACATGGCTTGGTTCAGCTATCTCTATGTTTTTGACCGCCATGTCTACCTGACTCCCACGGTCTGGGTGGGTCAATTCGGTCCCACCGGATCGGTACGCCTTTCCATCGACAGCATCACCATTGTGAATTAGGATGTCGATGGGTTTCAGGGATTCAACGCCATCCTGCCAGAAGTCCCAACATTCTTCTCTAATGTTTTTGTACTTGTCTCCTCGATTTCCGGTTTGGTATTTAGGGTGGGTGAGTCCAGTTCTGTGTCCGCAGTGCATGTCTCCACAAGCTAAAACACGTTTGAACTTCATGCCTTCTCCAATGCTGTTATTGTGGAAGGAGTCTCCGCGCTCCATAAAGCGTTACGACTTCTCAACCCCTACCACGTATATTGTGTGATGTCAAGGGTTTTTATAGCACGCACAACACACTAATGAGCGCACGGGCTTTGGGGACGTCGATTGTCAACTCATTTAGGCCAACCAAAGTGAGCACATCCCGCACGTCTTGTTCCAAGAGGGGGTCTTTAAGGAAGAGGGTGTCATGTTTCTTTAAAACCTCGTCAGCAAGCCCTGAGAGGTCCGTAGACTGTTGGAAGGAGCATATGGTGGCATACACAGCACTCGCTTGGGGATAGTTCCTTAGCGTGGCTCTCGCGGCTATTCTGAGGATTGCCTTGTGCTTGCTGTATGGGTCGAGCTTGTCTTTTTTACTAAACATGGTACGCTCCTTTATAGATTAGTTCGATTGTTCGCCAATGCTCAATGCGATCTGCAATATGGTCTGGTGTTAGCCCAGTATAGTTCGAAAATATATTGCACCTCGTCATCACCAAGCCGGTTAGTTCGGAACAAACCAAGTGGTCCCCGTTGCCCACGTATTTAGCCAGCGGCCACATTAAGTGTAGCCCGATACGCCACCACGGATATAGATCGCCATCGAACTCATCCACAATCTTCGGCATGTGCAGTCCGAACACGTGGGATGTGAGTTCTTTTGGCCGACCGATTATTATGTCCATGCCCTCAAAATCGCGCAGATGGTAAACCCCGGCGCGTCGGCGTGCTTCAAAGGTGTCACCGTCTGCCGACAGAATAACTCCTGTGTGGGAATACCTTGCTTCATTGTCTGCGGACCAAAAGCGGTTCACTTTGCAAATTAAAGTTGAACTTTTCCCCGTGTTTCTAACTGCGAAGATGTCGCCCGGACGTAGGTTCATTCATTCAGCCCCAATTTATCGGAGATAAGTTTGGCGATCTTGTCATCAGTTGTCCACGGTGTCCAGTCGGTGTACTTCTTTATTGCCCACACGATAGGACCAGCGAACAGCAAGGTCATAACCTTGTAGTCCCTGGCCAATAGTTCAACGACGCCCCAGATGGTTGAGTCTTTAATATAATCATACCACTGCATAATAGCGTCTCCTTTGATAAAGTCCCATACAGATGTTAATAAGTGGGGTTATTTCCTCCCACGGTGTTCTAAACTATAATGGTTCCCGTCCCCGAACCGACCACCCCAAGAGCCACCGAATAGTTCCCACAGTTTCCCCAGAGGTTCGTGGTCACTTGTTTTGGTTAGGTATTTGCCGTCCTTGAACAGGTTCAGGTCTGCCGCCAGCCCGATATAATGCAAACTGTTTGGCATGTGATGTCCTTTTAGCGGACACCTAAAGCAGCTTGGTGTCACTTGGTACCCCATTCTATTCCCGGCCTGTATCAGGCACGACAGCATGAGTAAAAATCTGGATTGTTTATCCACAATACTCATGTGCATTCCCCCCCGCGTTTCTTGTATGTGTCGATTGCTTCTTGCCGCACCGTAAAGCATCTCCTTCGGGCTTCCTCGAACTCTGCTATCCGTCCGTCAAGGCGAGCAATTTCTCGCTCTATCCCGCATATCCGATGCCACAACGCCTTGCGATTCATATCAAACATATCATACACGCATTGCGATAAGGGGCGTTTCATTCATCGCGCCTCATGTGGTAGCCAATTAGCATCCCCAGACTCTTTTTTATTTCGTGCATGTCCTCCCGCGTCTGGTTTTTCATGTCTTCAATTTCTCTCCGTAGATGCTCTTGGCACTCCACCCGGCAAGCGTTGCAATTCATGACACGTTGCAGCCTCATATCACCGTGTTCGTCGAACACCGCCCTGTCTAATTTGGTGGTCTTGTATTCGTTTCTTACCCCGACCCCAAAGACAGACGCAAGGGCCATCATCCACGGCCAGTTTTCGTTTACCCAGCTTGTTAGTCGTTCTGGCATTTTTCATCCTTATGGTGCTGCAAAAGTTAGTGTGCCACCGTTACCGGTGTTCTGGGTTGTGGTGCCGCTGGCGTCTGAGTCAATCATGGTACCGATCAAGAACTCATAAGCACCAATATCCCAAACTGAACCCTGCGGCCTATGCGTACCAACAATGTCATCAGAAAATACCCCAGACAGGTCCGTCCCGTCGTCTTTACAAGGTGAATCGGCTTGTACGCTTAAATTAAAAGACCCTATTGTTACATTATTAAAAAGCGGATCAGATGTCGGGCCGTTACCATGAGTATCATAACCTGCGGTTTGCCACTCTGCCCACGTTTTGTAAGTAACGTCACTGGTTTCGCAGTTTAACGATTTAAAATAATAACTGCTTTGTCTTGAACTATCCCAATTATTGTAATCAATCTCAACGTCACCAAACGTACACTCCTCTTGGTAATACTGCATGAGTGCATCTGTCGTTTGGGCAACGTTATTTTTAACGTAAACATTGGTTGTATTCCCGGCAATTCCTAAAAAGGAACCATAATCGGAATAAAAAGTATTGTTATAGATATGTACGTTGGCCATTGTGCTATCATAAGTATTAAACGCAAAGCAGGACATATTTATTCCTGACGTTCCAGCGTGTTGATTGAACATGACGTTATTAAATACATAGTATCCATCCCACTCCGCGCCACCAGACGGTGAGCCGCCTAATCCTACTTGCTGATGAATGAAACCGGAATTTTTATTCTCATATCCTTCGGGTCTTTCAAAACTATTATAAAAAAGGTTGTTATAAACCCACATATTGTTAATAGCGCCAGTGCTTGTTGAGAATATCCATAATTGGTTTCCGTGAAAACCTCCCAGCTCGATATATCTATTTAAATCATACATGGTGTTGTTATAATATTCATTACCCGTCATGTGATTTGGGCTTGCTTTATTGTTCTGAAATGCTACGCCCCAGATAATATGACCTGTTATCGTATTATTATAAACCTTATTGTAATCACCGTTATGATTAGCTATTCCTGTGCGATAAGCGTCATACACTAAATTATCGTGGACGCTCCAATAACTTCCACCTTGGTTGTTAATGCCCACCCCGCCTCGCGTACTATCTTCGTCAACGAGGTATCCACAGTCATGCACAATATTATTGCCCACGTCGATATAGGTTGATGTGCGGTCATAACTATTTACGCACCCATTTTGAAAACTGGACGCCACCTCGTCAGCATCGCGTAGTTCAAAATTATTAATTGTGATATAGGAACGATTCCCTGTAAACTGGAATGGATTGGATTCGCCACCACCGTCAATAATGGCTCTATCGGACCCGGCACCCCAGCGAGTTGCGTAAGTTCCTGAGTCACCGTCATAGATAATCCTGTTCGCATCTTCAACTCCAGAACCCGACCAATCAACCTCTATTCCACCATCATACTGTACGCCGCCTTTGAAGATAACTACATCCCCTGCTTGTAGAGTGCATTGACTGTCATGCCACGAACCATCGCTATCACCAGGGGCATGTTGCCACGGCGTACTGTCTGAAGTGCCGTTGTTTGAATCGTTTCCTCCGACAAAATCAACATAGAATATGTCGGGGGAAACTTCACAAGTTGCACCGAAGACCACTACGGGCATTGACAATATACAAAAAACAACAAGCCACTTCATAAACTTTTCCATTTTTAGCACCAAAACTGTTGTTGTAATCAATATAATGTCCTACGCGTCAGGGTCACTCGCATCATATGTGGGTAGAATATGCACGTCCTTAATCTGAATATCATATTGCATGCCGATGGTACTATATTCCTGCCCAAAAAGAATAATCGTAGGTTCAGGGGTAAGCGCGGTAAGTTCCGCCGTCGTAGCTTCTTCTCCAGTACCACCGTCCAGAACAACCTTATGTTTGTCCCCAGAAAGATCCCACGTATACATCAATCTATTCCACGTCGAGCACGAATCGCTTGAAGCAGTATTGACGCTAGTAACACTTTTGGTAGCCCAGTCTCCCTTATAAGAACACGTAGCAGTGTCGTCCGTACTTATATAGCAGTATATATAATCATCACTACCTAACTCGTCTCCTGCCTCAAAAATTTGTGTTGACGCAGTAATAGCATCAGTGTCAAGGCAAAACGACAACCATATGGTCCCAAGAGCAGAGTCCATAACGTCATCTGATGAGACTACAAATTCTAGCCCTTCGTCCACAGCATCCACCGTAATGTAGCCCGAACTAACAGAAATTGTCCCAACATCGGTGCCAGTTTGATTACTGCCATTAGCATAACACGCCTTACGGACATCCCCCGAATAATCCCCGGTGTAGCAAAAATCGTATGTGCCAGTACACCCGGCATCTTCGCAAGCATTACCGCTAGCCACCCCACCACCAGCAACCATCGGACTCATCCACGCCAGCACATCGCCAGAGCAGTCTTCGCAGATGTCATCGGCAAAGCAATTACCAGCCAACAATAAAGCTAAAATTACTATGATTAGTCGTTTCATGTTAGTCACCTAAAAGACGTTTACGGGCTTGATATGCGTCGATCATCTCTGAGGGTAAACTAGCCACCGCCTGTGCCTGTGTGATTGTGCCAGTAACCAGCAACGCTTTCCACAGGTAATAGTCAGTTATAGACATTGGGTTGGCAATTTCCTCGTCAATCTCGGTTGCTGTCATGTCACGAACAGTCCAGGTTTTTGTAATCTGATTGGCAACGAAACCCCACACTTCGGCGTCTCTTACCTGATCGGCTCCGATAGTCGGTTGAGTTGTGATTAATTCGTACCAACCACGTGGATTGAGATTTTCAGCAGAAACACTGACGTTGTGATCGTTAAGGGTGATGTAGGCTCGTGAAGTCGATTTGCAATTAATACCTTCAGATCCACTCCACTGGCACCACGTTCCAGAAAATACAACAGACGGCAAAAACATAAAAACAAAAAACAGAACAATTTTCTTCATTTTCTTTCTCCTTTAGCTTGCGCCACCGTCGGCCCATGTGCCGTTCATGCCCCAAGTTTCCCAACCATCGGTGCCAGATCCGTCCGCATCCGTGGTTGACATTAGACAAACAAATTCGCCAGCAGCGCCGCTGCTATCGACTGTGTAACCCGCAGCAAGCGCAGTTCCGTCGAGATTGATTTTCTCTGCATCATCAACATCAATCGTTGCCACTTCAGCATCTCTCACACGGTAGCAAACAGTCGCTCCATATCCCGCGTCAGCAGCAGCATCAAGTGTTACCGTAGCAATTTCCGTGAACACATAAACAACACTATGGCATTCAGTGGTATCGTGAGAAGTATTAGCCGTTATGTCTGCGCCCCTCGAAGCTAATCCCGTGATAGCCCCAGTTACTGCAAGTGACGTTCCGGTTGCTGCCCCGATATTGGGAGTGGTGAGTGTTGGCGTTCCCGCCCTAACCGGTGCGCCAGTACCCTCGGCTGTTGTCCATACAGGAGCACTACCAGCGCCACCGCCGACAAGTATTTCTGTCGTTGCACCATTATCAAGTGTTAGGAGTTCGGCATCGCTAATCGTCCCATCCGATCCGTAAGTTGTTGCGGCGAGATTAAGGTTAGCGGTCCACCCAGTTGCACTCGATGTTAATGTGTTCCCTTGGTCATTTTCTCCGTAGATAACAGAACTCGCTGCTAAATATATATCAGAGAACTCAAGAGCGGCAGAACCTATGTCGGCTCCATCTGCGGCATCAGGGGTAAATAGATTAGCTGATACAGTACCGCTTGCATCTACACCCACTACGGCACTTAAAGAACCGCTTGACATAGTAGCAGTTCCGTCTGTAAGAGATGTTCCCTCAACTGCACCTGTGGAGGTAATAGCTCCGGAACCTATAGTACCGCCATTAGTAATATTCCCAGAAGTGTCTATATCTATTCCATCAGAAGCTACACTAAAATTATCACCACCATCACCTAATGCAACTATACCATCAGCATCAAGAGTACCATCGACTTCAACCTCTAAATTGACCAATATTCCCGTATCAGCAACATGTGTGATAGATACATCCTGATCATCACCCAAGTAGATAATCGAGCCATCGGCTAAATACACATCTGAAAACTCTAAACTTGTTCCACCAATATTAGCCCCATCTGCGGCATCTGGGGTAAATAGATTCGCACTCACCGTTCCAGAAGCATCAAGCCCAGTTCCGGTTGCTGCACCGATATTGGGGGTAATCAAGGCCGGTGTGTCGTCAAATACTACACTTCCAGATCCGGTTTCTCCGTCTGCGGCGTCAAGATAATTAATTTGCGCTGTACTTGAAGTCACACCATCGAGAATTATTAGCTCCGCTTCGCTGATGTTCACACCGTCAGTTACGATGGAAATATCGGTGTTGGTGGCGTTGCCCAACGTGAGTGTTCCAGTTCCACCAGCTACCACAGTAAGGGCTGCATTCGCGTCGTCATCAGCGGCAGTAACTGTGACTGTTCCGCTGTCATCTCTGGACAGTAAGAATGTATCATCGACAGCATTCGTAATAGTTTCGCTATTCTCCAAGGTAAGGCTGTCCGCGATAATCGCACCAGAGATGGCGGGTAGGGTTACTGTGGCGGCGGACATATCGACCGCGATTGCACCGTACTCCCAAGCCAGGTCTTCAAGCTGCGTCACCACTTCTGCTGGTGAGCGCCCCTCGATACCGGCTGCTGTGAATCGGGCGAAATCTCCATTCGCCGCGTCTGCATCGTCAATTGTAATAACGTGATTGTCAGCTATCTCCTGCACGGTAAGCGTCACCGATCCGTCAGAGGCTATTGCGATTGCATCTGTATCACTCGCAGAACCAATGTTACCAGCGTTCGCAATGACCACGTTCCCGTCTAAAACCATATTACCACTGCTAGTAAGGTACGCCTTCTCAGTAGCAGTTTCGCTTGAGCCAAGTTTGAAACTCATTTTAGTAGCGTTGTTACTGGCTGAAAAGTCACCCTCACTGACCACTTCTACCCCGCCTGCGACCAAGATCGCATCCGTTCCGGTTCCTTCATCTGGTGCCTGAAAGTAGATCGCACCCAACACATCATCTGCTGCAATGTCGGCTTCAGCGGTTTGCAGTGTCAACACTACAGGGTGGTCGTCGGTATTTAAACCAAGCTGTTTAATGGTCAGCCCCGTGTCGGCTACATGGGTCACGGTGACATCAGATCCGGCACCGTAATGGTGGACGGCAGAGTCGCTTAGGCTGTAGATGTCATCTCCCACCGTAATATCGGCGTCAGCAAAAACATTCCCGTCGATTTCAAGGACGCCCTCAATCCCGGCCTGCGGGGTGTGTGTCCAAGAAAACGATCCGTCGCCCACCTGCAATGTCGGGTTTGACGCGGCTTGTGTAAGCGACAGTGTATTGTTGGTTGCGTTGTAGGCGAATGCATCCTCACCGCCCTGCCCAGAACCGGTATTGTACTGAACGTCTTCTGTATCGCCGCCCGGTGTCGGTGAATTCTCTGCCCAAGAAATCGTACCAGAACCATCGGTAGTCATAACATAACCATTACTCCCGTCGGCAAGCGGCCATTGGTAAGTTACGCTTTCGGTCGGGGTGCCTGGGCCGATGGTTGTATCATAAGTCCCGCCCTCAAGGAGTACTTGGGATGCCTTTTGAGAACCGGAATTAATAACGTCACCCGCGCTGTTCATTTCCCAAACCGAATTCGATCCGGGTGTGGTGCCGGTGCCAATAAATATGCTGTCATTACTGCTACCGTCCTGATTTCCATCAACGGCCAACCAGTAGTCAGTGTCTCCAGCATTTGCTTCGTTAAAGATAAAATATGGATCAGTACTTGGTGCGGGGGTAATGACACCCGCGACACTAAGATCGCCATCTTCGTCAAGAGCCAGTAATTCAGTTGACCCTCGCAAAACCTCAAACACCTCTTTGTCTGATGTCATACCGTTGGCACCTGAATCGACTACAATTTGCACCATTGCGTTGTCTGTGGTCGCCGTGCCATAGTCTGCGGTTGTAATCGTGAAGTCTTGGTTGGTCCCATCCCAAGAGGCTTTAACATCATTGCTTGTACCAAACTCAATACCCTCGCCATCAGGGAGTCCAATGTCAAGGTTTGCTTCAAGTCCTGTAGCAGAGCTTGTCAGTGTGACGCTTTGGTCCGCCTGGAACTTGACCACGCTTGCGTCGCCAAGATAAATTTCATTCCATTCAGCAGCGGCGGTTCCAAGGGTGCCAGTACCACCGGTCACGCTGATTGAAGTAATATTTGTTGCGGTAGACACCATCGCGTAATCATCAGTATCACCGTCTGGGGCAATAACAACATCCCCAGAACTTGCAGCAACTATTCCGTCTGTATCATCATGGTATGCTGCTATGTATTTGTCGTCACCATCAGAGAGAACCCTAAGTTCCCCTCGTTCGTTGGCATCCTTGCCTTCGATTTCAACAATGGCATTTACAGCGTCCTCTGCGTTCCTTAAATTCAAAACGCCGTCAGACCAAACAAGATCAACATCTGTCCCGCCGAAATACACTTCTGCCGTGTCGCTGTTTTCAGCAAAAGTCACATAATTATTTGCGGATTGATCTACTGTGGCACCATCGCTCAATGTAATCGCATCAGACACGCCAATCGTTGACACACCAGACCACGCACCGGATGTTAATGTCGCGGTACCATCTGAAAGCGTGGAAGAAAGTGTAAGAGCACCGGTCACGGTTGTCGCTGGAGTAATTACTACCCCGGCAGCACCGGAACTAGCGATCTGCACAATCTCACTGGAATCAACGGTTAAGGCATTCACATCGGTTCCAGCAGCATCAGCCTCAAACATAATATCGTCAGCGTTTTCAAGCCGGATAGTACCCGCGTCTGCTGGGTCAGACCCGAACGAGAGAGACGCAACTGCGGAAACATTATCACTATCATCAATGATTACGCCGCTGGTTTGGCCCAAACTGCCTGTGCCATCAGAACGAACTACGGCGTGGTCAGTGTTTGTTCCGTCTGTAAGAAAAACAGAACCCGTAGCGTTCGACAACGTAACAGTATAATCAGCGTCAGGGTTTGCGGACGTAACTTTGATCTCGTTGGTATTGGAGCTTGTGCCTTCAAACCACAGGGCATCCCCGCCCGTGGGGGCAGTAGACGCTTCAGTAAAGACTTCACCACCACCGTCGTCAGCACCAACTTCTGTTACTGTACCCGCGCCAGATGGGTCGCCCCATGACAAAGTTGCGCTTCCGTCAGTTTTAAGGTACTGTGACGCCGTACCGTCCGCTGGGGGTAATATATATGCCACAGACTCTGTTGTGGTCCCCGCTGGAGCAATGGATGTGGTATGCCCCGCGTCACTGTGTAGAGAGAGGACACCATCAAGGGTGGACACCACACCAAGTTCAAGGCCGTTATCGTCAAACTGTGCGACCTGCGCTTCGTCAACTTGGATGATAACCCGGCCCTCGTCTGCGGTGGCATCAGCAGTCTGAGTCTGGATCAGTAAATAATCAACAGTCTGTCCACCACTGTCGAATACAGTCTGAACAATAGACTCTTCTGCGTCCGCGCTCCCCTGTCTAATTTCAGGGTTTGCATCGTTTACCGCCTCGTATTGGATAACGTCGGGGGTATTCGCAGCAATGTTTACATCAGATTCCAACACCATTGTATCTGTGCTGCCAAGATCAACATAAACAGTGTTATCTACACCTTGTAGTTGGTCAACAGAGGTAATGTCGTAGTCGCCAACATCAGCATCCTCGGTAAGTACAAAATCGACAACTGCAACCGTTCCATCAGAAGCAAGGGTAGCATCGCCGCCTACAGCTACAGGGTTGTAATTGGTGGCGTCACCAACCCAGATAGCCCCTGCCGTGTTAGTCGTTGCAAAAATATCATCACCAGTAACATAAACATCACCAGTAGCGATAACATCTTTTGTCACATGGATGTCACCATCTTCATCAATCTCCAATTCTACATTATCGCCAACACCGGCGGCAGAGCTGCCTATTTCAAGAGTATTGCCGGTATCATCGACCCTGATTTCCCAATCAGTCCCGTCAGTTTCATCGAACCGAACCGTAGGGTTGGAACCACCGACTTCAGCCAACGCCCCCTCTATATAAGCATCACCAGTGACGTGGATGTCTCCATCCTCATCAATTTCAAGTTCTACGTTGTCCCCAACACCAGCGGTTGAACTACCCAGTTCAAGGGAGTTGCCGGTGTCGTCAACCCGTACTTCCCAATCAGTCCCGTCTGTCTCGTCAAATTGCAACACTGGGTCATTACCGGCTACCGGGGCAAGAACATCAGTCCCGATGGTCAGGCTGTACGCAGTCTTAAACTCGGCCTCAGTCAGCGACTTGATTGTGTCAAGATCGTGCATAACCGCGATTTCGTCTCCGTTCAACGTCCCGCTGGTGTCAACCGCACCACCGGCCAATGAAGCACTAACGGTAATGTAATCACCGTCATCAGAAACGCTTACGTTTGTGCCTGCTCTGAAAGCACCCGCGCCTCCGTCGTACAGGTACGACTCACCAGATGCAGCGTCTATTTTCACCTTCTTTGAATCTGGCATAACCGGAGGCCCAGCGGTTTTGGTTGGGTCATATGGCTCCTCGACACAACCGACAAAACTAAGAAATGTAAGTGCTACGATTGCTGCGATAAGCCGTTTCATACTGTTCTCCTTGTTATGGTACCAAATCATAATTATCCTGAACGTCTGCCCACATAATAGCGTTCAGCCGTGTCTTTAAAGTCGTCCCGATTCCAGCCATCAAGTCGGTAAAATCTTGTCCCGTAATCGGAACCTCATGTTCACGGATTACTGTACCGTTTGTATCAAGAATGTTAAAGTACACCTTCCCGCTTGGCGTTGTCGCTGAGAAAAACAACTCAACCTTTATACTTTCGGCTTGATCCGTGGTCGGCTCGTGTAATTGAATCGCCGCTGGCATAGTTACTATTTCACCCATTTTACTACCTCCATACACCGCCCTTAATCAGCGGCCAGTTATTTGATACCGGAGATGCACAACTGCATGTCGTTTCGGGGATACCGGAGTAGCAGTCAATAAGACCATCCCCATCGTTATCTATCCCATCATCACATGCGTCTATACTATCCCCGTAAGTTCCGGTTTCTGAGGACAGACAATATTCTTCAGCCGTTACACAATCGGAGTCGGCGCAATCGGCATCTCCATCTCCGTCGTTATCCACCCCGCCATCATTGCAAATTTCTTCATTCGCTGGCGGTGACGGTGCGCCCTGAAAATCAACTGCCCCCATATCCCATGTACTCACTGTGGAAAGTGTGGCAGTACGAGCATCCGTGTCAGTATCTAAAAATAATTGTGTAATCTCAGCACTCATATCAATACCGTCTTCAACCCCAGGGGAACCGTCTTCAAACGCTACATCAGATATAAGAATCTCATCTGATGGTGTGTTCGTGAACCTTCCGGCTGTTTCAAAATCAGGCACCGCGATTATATCATTTTGATGGGCGTAAATAGTTTGGGTGTTCCACATATTTGGGCCAAACTCCATTCCACTGAAGTTACCTATAACGTCAATATATTGTGCTTCCGAAGCCCAACTAATGTTTCCCTTAAACTCACTGCCCGTTGTTGCCGCTGCATCCAAATAATATCTATTTGAAAGCCTTGCTGTTCGTTTGCAAATAAAAGTATTGTTCAAAATTTTAATATTTGTCCAATCTGTTTGGCCGAAGTAAGGGCTTACATAATCGTTTTGCACAGCTCCCCAGAATCCGATTTCAGTGCCTATCACCACATTACCGGCAACCAGCACATTATCAAGCATACCCGTTGTTCCAGACCGTATTGGTTCTTCTTCAGTAACACCTATACCAATGCCTTTGTTGGGGGAAATATCGTCAGACCCGCGCACCACTAAGTTGTGGGTGACTTCTATATTGGAAGACCGACCCACATAAACGCCAACCTTACAATCTCTTGACGTGTTTTTAGTAACGATGCAGTCTGAACTTCCTTGATATATACCAAAACATTCGGCTCTCGTATGCTCTGCTAAGTTACCTGTCATCGTAACATTGTCACAAAAATATGTTGCTACCCCTCCGGACGTATTGTCGTTGTCCGTTTCAAGCATTCGTCTACCGAAATCACTAAATTCGTTATCTTCCACAGTGCCATAAGAACACCGTTTGAAGTGTCCCGCCAACCGGAAAATATTAGACACCGCACAATCTTGTAGTATAAAATGATCTGAATCAATAAACTGTATCCCAACACCCTCCGCGTTTTTAACATTAAGATTTTCGACTGTTACGTAATCAACATTATTTACTTTTAACAGTCCATCCCAACAGGGCCATTCCGGTTTTTTCAGGCATGGTATCTTGCTAGGTCCAGAAGGATAAACATCCTGGCCATCTATGATTGGGTCAGTGCCGCTACCCCACGCGCCAATAATAACTCTATCCCCAGATGTGCCTGTCCAATCAACATAAACATGGGGATAACCTACGGTAAAAGTATGAGATTCGCCTTTCTCAAAATACAAATCATCCCCGGTAGAAAGTGTGGGGTACGCTGTGCGGAAAGCCGCATAATTGGCGAACCCTGGATCGGCTCCATAGGTTGCAACTGCGGTTGATCCGATGTAGTAAGAGGTTCCCGCATGAACAGCCGAGGCGAAAAGCAAGATTATAAGGAATATGCTTCTACTGGCCATAAGTACCTGCCCGAATCTGGTCCCTTGTAGTTGATGAAATCAGGACGTCCCAGAATGTCCACTCATCGAGATTGCCATCGAAAGTAAAAGTACTCCCTGTTCCAATCGTGGTCGCGTTAGCCGCATTCAGGTTGGCGATCCCTTCAGACAAAGAAGCTGACGAAACCGGTGACCCTAGCGTATCTCCGGCAGTTTCGTCCCACACATACATAGAATAAAGGTCGTTGCCGTTGTCAATAGTGATAGCAAAAAAGTACCACTGATCATCCGTTACAGCCGATCCGTAGTAGTAATCTTCATAAGTAGTATCATCGTTACCATCGACCCGCAAAAGCAGCCTATTATTAGACGCCATAGCAATGACGATAGCTGTATTGCCTGAAGTGTCTTTTTTGAAAAGCGACCGGGTTGCGTCGGTAGATTCAGCCTTGAACCAACCAGTGATGGAAATCAACCCAGACGTTGCCCATCCAAAAACATCAGTAGAGTCTGCATGAACGGTAAAATAGTCTGAGTCTGATTGCTCCATGTCTACAGACGCCGCCCCCTCGATATAATTAACGGCATCTGCAACAGGCGTATTGCCTGCGGTCAAGTCCCAAGCACCAGCCGTAGACGAATCAGTTTCAAGCGCCCCAGATTCGAACAGGTAGTACCCAACACAATCAGCATCGGTTAGCAATCCTGGATTCCAACCCGCTGCACCCGCGCCGCCGTCTGCAAGTTGAACATCGGAGAAAGCATACCACCCTGTCTGGTCCGGTTTGCGATAAAGGTCAATCCAACCTATGTCTGTAATAGTTAATTTATCGCCAGCGTCCATTGTTGTTACCCAAGCATATGTTGGCGGTGTACCACTCATATCGTTATCTTTCCACCAAATTTGGTCTGTCAACGCCGGTTGAATATACTTATCATTCGCGTCAAGTGATAATATCCGTATCACTCCCGCGTTAAGGTTAGTTATGTCATCGAGATATATCTTTGTGCCGCTACCAGAAAACGGAATTACGTTCCATTCGCCGTCATTAGCGTATGCATTGTGGTCAGTGGTTTTTGCGGAGTCTACAACCGGTGGTCCGAGTAGACCATCATGGTTTGGAAGAATCACCGTTGCAGTTTGTGATTGATTATTTTTACCCTTCAATGTGGTATAGTTATCACCATTATTTGACCCTTCTCGATAATCATTGGAATCGCCAGTGGTTTCACCGCGAGTCATATTTATCTCGTCGGCGTTAATCATTGTTGCCGGGGTGGTCCCGCCTATTTCACCAGGATTTTCCTTATCGAAGCCAGTGCCACCAGCCCCCCAATAAGTCGTCCAGTCCACCCCGGTTCCCGGTTCTCTCGCTGCGGTTGGATCATGTTCAACAATACATTTGTAGATTACGCCATCATTTTCAACAAGATCGTTTAGGTTGTATAAGTCGTCATCTCCGTCATCGTAGTCTACCTCCCATTCAGCAACGGGTGTTTTAATTATGTCCCTTGCGTTTTTCGCATCCGTAGCCGCTGCTATATCGCTGAAGTAAGCCCCCGCGCCGACGGCAGTCTCTAACTCGCCAAGGGTGTTCAACTCATATGTGGCCCCGCCAGTTATTGCGGGAACACCAGTGTACGCCGATACATCTGCCTCAAGACCACCAGCTTCATGCTTAATCTGTGTCGATGGCGAAGCATTGATTATGGCGATTATCTCATCGTCTGTATCAACGAGTGCTGCCGCTGTGTCGAGTTCCGACTGGCTGGCAAGATCGGTTTCCCCGTCAAGCAACCCCAATTCTGTTGACGAAACCGCGCTCATGTCTGTATAGGTTCCATCCCCGTCGCTAAACACCGGGCCAGTGAGGGCTGTAATGGTGCTGATTGCAGTCTCATTAACAGTGGCCAGGGCGTCTGCCGTGTTCGCTGTCGTGTTCACCGCGTCGAACTCGGAGGCAGTGAGGCTGTCGCCAGTGGATTTATCAGCTACACCGGATTGCGCCCCTGTATCAAACAGTTTATATCCAGCGCACCCTGTTGTTAGAAAAAGTGCCATCATAACTATTGCCAGTCTTCTCATGCTGTGATGCTCCCCACACCCTTATATGACTGCGGTGTCACGATCTGCCCGTAGTTAACATGATGGAAGCCCTTGTCTGTAAGTGCGTCGTTCCACATATGGCTCTCGTCGTTAAAGACCCCCCACACCACACCAACCGTTACGGCCCCAGTGTAACTTGTGTTTTTCAGAAACCACTGCATCATCAACCCAAGTGCCATGAAAGCGTAATTATCACAGTCTGCCCTATCCGCCGCGTACTCGTACCAGCCGAGAATATATGCAGCAGACTCACGCGCCTTCACAAAATCGGAGTGCTTCGGTACGGAATAGTCTCTGTCAAACAGCATGTTTCCAGACCCGAAAAGTTTACGCCTGCCGATGTTGTTGGCCTTCAGGATTTTGTCGAGTTCAGAGGCGAGCATTATTCTTCCCAGCAGAACAGAAACAGATACCCGGATGTTGCGTTGCCAGCAGCGGCGATCACCGGGGCTATCTCAACATTGTGTGGGAGCGGTAGAACCACATCCACATTCTTAAACTCTCCGTCTGTAGAGTTCGACAAGTTTGCACCGGTTCCGTGAAGTAGGTCAGCCACGGCCACCCTAACCCCCGTTTTTAGCAAAATACTCCCAGTGAGAACCAAGTCAAAATTGTCAGTCACCCCCGACTTCGGAACGGACAAAAACGTATTGACCGAACCGCTTGGGATACTCAAGGAACCAACACTGCTTACATCGCCAGAAGCGTCAGATGTCCATTCCCAGATAATAGTTCTCCACTTACCATGAAGCGTGTTCGAAATAATTGTTGCGCTGCCTGCCATGTTAGTTCTCCTTGTTGTACGCCTTATTAAATCTGTTATATACGGTGTTCATGCTGCTTTTTATCCGATTGACTTCTGCCTTGTTGCCTGTAACCTCTGCGGCCTTCCTTCTTTTTCTCAAAGCCCTCAGTTGTTTTTCAGCAGCTTCGGCCAGCGGCATTAATTTGCGCTGTGTTTTCGTTGCGCGGTATATGTTTTTGTACTCCTCGGTTCCCTTGTATACCTTGAGGCGTTCCTTTGTAATAAGGATGTCTTCCACGTTCTCATAGTATATTCTTGAGTTGGCCCATGCAGGTTGGTTCCCCGCGACCCTCCTCACGAACGGGATCTTGTGCCATTCCGTTGCTCCTTCTTCTGCCATCCTTAACGGCAAGCCAAGCGTGTCCTTAACGAACCTGAACGCCGAACCACCAGCCGTGTCAACAAGTAGGTCAAGTGTTTCGGGGGAAACGTCAACAATCCCCGCCTTTACCTTGTCCCCGCCAGTGAGCGCGTTTATTCCCTGTGCCGTCCACTGTGAAAGTTTTGTCGAGGATTTCCAGAACCGCTGTGAATCCGGTGTCGGCACTCGTTCAAACTTGTTTCTGGCTGGCATAAGGTCACCACCAAACCAGTTTTTGTTTTCTGAAACCTGCACGAACGGATCGGAAACGGTCGGTGATAATGTTTGGAGAAGCGTACCGGATTGAACCGGGTTAAACGCGCCAGCGGTAATCACCGCCATTCTACCGGCGCTCGCCAACGGGCTATACTTTTCCTTTGTTATCGCCCGTGACATCTCAGTGCCTAAATTCCAGAACACGTTGTATCCCCAAGGAAGCGGGATCTTGGCGTACTTTCCCTTTGTGCCGGGAAGCATGATTATCATGTTTCGTTCCCGCACAAAGTCATCTATTTTGTTGAAGTAATCCTCTCCGTCATCGTCCTCACCAGCGAGTGAGTTGAGTAGGCCGATTGTAAAGCCAGCTCCAACGATACCGGCGAGAGTCTTTTGCACCTTTCTTGACTTAGACGCCGCCCTCCAAATTCGGTATGAACCTTGGATACCAGCATTGGCAAAGAGATAGAGTGAATTAATTACTGGCCCCGCCGCGCCCTTCTTGGTAAAGTCAACAGTCAGGTCAGATGCGATCTGTGCCGCCTTTTCGTCAGACTTGCCCTGTTCCACGGCAAGCTTGAACGTGTGGAGGCGAACCCCATTCTCAATGGATGTGTTCGCGTCTTCTATAAGGTCTGTCCATTCCTTGATCCGTTTACGGGTGGGCCGCTTTCCCGCCTGCATTTCAATCTCAGCGGTTATCTTCTTGGATAGGTTTTGGACAGACCCGTGTACGTCAGCCCACCCTATTTTCCCGCCAGCCTTCTTGAACCGCGCATACATCTTTTCAAGCTCGGTCCCTTTCGGCTTGCCACGCTCCACGGCATAAATGGCTTGGATGGCCTTCCGCGCACCGCCAAACATACTTTTGCCTTTAACTCCGGTATCTTGTATGTTTATTCCTGCGGTCTGGATGTCACGCACAAAGTTTGATATGATAAATTCGGGGGACCATGTGGTATTGATCTTAGCCAAGAACCTGTTCAGCTTGGCAAGCGTGTTGACAATCGGTCCAGCCATACCGTCTTCGGCCTTGAGTGTACGCATCATCAGCATGGCGTCACGGTCGTCCCTCTGCACAGAGATGAGATATTGTTTCCCGTCCACCATTAACCGCATCTCATTGTCACCAACATTAAACAGGTCAGGGTACATCCTGATGTTCCCGTTTTTGTCGTGGCGCGGTGACTTCTTGACCGGCTCTATATTGATAATCTCTGACGCTGCGTTCTTTTTGGCAAGCCCGTACAATGCGCGTTGGGATATTGCTTTTTCAGCGACATTAATGGCTTTTTCGTACTGCGACACTGAATTAGCAAATATGTCCACAACTTTTCTGGTTGATCCACCACGAACCTTTACCATGCGGCCTGAAGGCTTCAGCCCCCTCGACGATCCAGCAATGTCGTCGTTGTACCCCTCTCTATACAAGGGAACGTAATGCTTATATTTGGACCGGATGGCATCAAATTCTTCTTTTGGCAGTTGGCCAGAATCGAACAAAAGTTGTAGCCGGTTGTTATTGATCTGGTCCAACATCGCGCCAAGTTCTTCCATCTTCTTGTCGCCAGCGTATTTCTTTAGGATTTCTGCCGACTCTTTGTCGGACATGCCAGAAGGTTTTTTTGCAAACTTTTCCCAGTTCGCCTTGACAAGATCGACATCCTCAAAATCTCCGTACTCGCCCAAAACCTCGTCAAGATAATTCAACCATTCACCCGGTTTTTTTAACCCGTGGGCAGCGGCCTCAATATTGCTGGCTTCTGTTTTCGCGCCGTTCGTGTTCAGCACATTAATAATTTTCTCGACCTGAAGTTTCGCGTTGGCCTTTCTGAGTGCGTTGTTTGCTTCCGGTGCATGGAGGGCGTGTTTGTAAAGCTCAAGGTCACCAACATTAACCCCGTACTTCGCCATTTTCGTAATCAACGGGTGGATCTCATCGTCCCAGACCCGCTGAACAAATGCGGCTGTACGTTTGGGGCGCATGGTTTCCTTCACGAACACGTTTATGTCCGCGCTGACCTCTTTTAGTTTTCTCTGCACATTCTGGATGACAATGTTTTTGTCAACGATGTAGTGCATGAACTCTCTTAGGTATTTTCCAAGCGCCGACCTCGCCCTGTCCGTGTTGCTCTGCGGTAGGGCGTATTGGGTTCCCTCTACCATCGTGGCGTACTGAATATGTTCGTCTACTTCAACCGCTGATTCGTCGAACACAACATAATTATGTTTTTCCTGTTCAGCCGAAAAATCTTTCCGTTTAGTGTTGAGAATAATGTCCCTTGCTTTTTGGTTTTCGGTCCTGTTGGCGAGTTGCTTACGACTTCGCTCAAAAACATCTTCAGGCATGGTCTTATCAAGCGCCCACCTTGCCACAAGGTCTAAATCTCCCCCATAAAGTTGTTTCCCGTTCGCATAATATCGTTTTGGTTTCCCACTCAGCGACTCAGTGGGGTAGCGTATTCCGTCTATGCCTGCTCGTTTTAGGAATAGGGAGGCTTCCGCTTCAGGAAGTTCGTAAATGTTTTGGCGGTCAAATTCATTAGCGACAACCCTATATAGATCCTCACCAGTAACAGCCTCTTTTATTTCTCTCCCGCTTCTGTCAGATAACTTTTCTCCAGCGATTTGTTTTTTTATTTTGTTAAGTTTGTCATCTGGGATTTTCTTATCCCAATCCAGCCAAACGTCATCACGGCCTTTGTTTAGGGTTACTTTGTAGAGGTTGCGGGTCGGTTTTGGCTTATTTTTTTCATGCAACGCATCCAAGTAGTCTTGTTGCGTGGCCTTGTCAAAAATATCATATATTGTCTCTACGTCTTTGCTGAAGCCCCTGTTCTCACGAATATGTCGCGCTGCTTTTAAATATTTTTGCCCCCAGCTTTTTAACAAGTACGGCTTATCTTTATTATATTTTTGGGTATACTGGTTGTTCCACGTTTCAAAAATGCTTGTTATGTTTTTTAAAAATACCCTATCTGCGCTGGTTTTGGCCATGTCCGTAGATATTAAATTATCCTTGATAAGGACGGTTATTGAATCTTGTGGCCGTGGCGACAATTTGTTCGCATAATGCCGCGCAATACTCTTCTTGTCTGTAAAGTAAAGCCCCCAGCCAAAAGCCTGCGCCCCTTCACCCGTACCCATCTTCCCGGTGGAGAACTTGTCGAACTTATGCGGGGAACCGTGCCAAACCTCAACCATGCCCCTCTCATTCGCTACGTTAAACTGACGCGTCCCCTTCAAGACTCTACCGGACTCAACATCACGCACTATCCCGCGCTCAGTCCGCACGAACACGTTAGCCAACGAGTCAAGAAAATCCGCCACCTTCTGAAGCAATTTCCTGACACCCGCTGCCACGTTCCGGTTACGCAGATTCTTTTCAACCCATTGCGCCTGTTTTTCCTCGCTACCCTTTCTGGCGAGGATTTTTTCTTCCGCCTTGGTGAACAGCTTCGCGGCCTTCATGTGGTGGAATAATTCATGCGACAGGATAAACCTATCCGCGCTTCCACGCTTCAGCTTAATCCGTCCCTTAAAGTACGATCCTACGACTTTCTCGCCTGGTTTGGCCTCACGCCCATAGGAAATGCCAATCGTTGCGCCATCGTCCTCTGAGACGCTCTCAGCCACGTTTACGCTGATTGATCCGGTCGGGGTTGACACGGATACGTTGTCACCATCCTGTTTTGCGGTGAATCCCTGTTTCTCAAATGCGGCCGCTACCTGTTTGGCGGTTATCGTGTCCTTGCGCCGGTCTACCTTGTTCAGTCGTGGTGTTACCGGACGCCGCCGCACGGCCTCTGTATATTCCGCGCCACCAGAAGGGTCTGTCGGGTGGGCGCGTCTGTCGGTCTTGGTGGCGAATCGGATGTCAGGATTGGTTGAATCAAAGGTGCCTTTGTTGCCGGTAGCTGATTTAATTTGGTTAGAATCAAAAACAATGTATGCTTTCGGGTTTGATTTACCCTTGACCTCGTTCCCAGAAGTGTTGGTGTATTCTAAGGCGTCATACCCTTTGTCCTTTAGCAGTCTTTTAAATTCATCAATAGTTTCTTGAGTGCCATCCTTGTCCATCATAATAAAACTTGAGTCGAAATTTGAGACATACGAGCCGAAGTCGTATTTTAAGTTATAGTTGTCTGTATATTGCTTGCTAAAGTTGACTACCGGTTCGCCTTTTATGTTTACTTCTTTCCCTTTCTTGAGTTTATCATATACTTTGTTGGCAAGCTCATTTGTCACACCCCTCGACCGCTTTATCCATTTAACAAACAGGTCTTTTCGTTCAGCAAAGACAGTTCTATAAATTTCTTGTGCTACGGCGGTTTCATCCCAAAGGACAACACCAAGATCATTTTTGGGTTGGCTGATCTTCATTGGCGTTGCGTTTAAATAAACAGGCAGAACCGACCCACCTTCAACGGGCTTCCTGAATGAGTCTGTTGTAAATGTGTTGGAAACTTTCGGGTCAACCGCAAAATGGAAACCCACAAGCCGATCCAATAAATAGGAGGTTTCTTGTTTCTCGTAAACATTAAAATCCTTTTTTGTCCCATGATAAACTACAAGTGGTTCCCCGTCCCCGTCCACCACTTTTGACTTGCCGAACCACTTTTTAAATTCCGGTGTATCGGTGGTCTTTTGGGTGGCGAGTTTGGGCGTTACCTTGTTAAGATAACCCTGACCTATCTTGCCGTCACCGTAAGTGTCTTTTATGTGCTTGCGGTAATCCTTGAGGAAATTCTTGCCGTACCTCTCAATCATGGGACGAATGTTTTGGCTGGTCCTCACGTTGACCTGGTGAATTTCGTCTATTGTCGGCGTTACCTTCTTGGCCTTGGGTGCCTTGCGGGGGGCGGGGGTTAAGTCCGGGTAGTCTGGATGGGACTTTATCTTGCCCTCTTTTATGGCTTGTTTAATAGCCATTTTATGAGGGTTTTTTATTTCTCCGCGAACCCCTTGGTATGTTTTTTCGGTAAATTGAACATCAGACTCAGATAGAATATCCTCTGTTTGTATCAGCGCCTCTTGATAAACATTCCGTTTCCCGTCACTTTCTGGGGATGGTTTTAAAGAAGACCGTTTAACCCTGATTATTTTCAGTCTTGAATCTGGGGTGGCAAACGTCCCAGCGTAATCAAGGTCTGTCGTTACATAGACCCCTTCACCCTTACCACCGTGAAACTCATCCCCTCTGATACTATAAACTTGTATCGTATCGTCTGCCTGGACGCGCTTTGTCTTTTCCCACTCATCCCGCGTCATCTCCCAAGGTTCTTTTACCTTCGCTGCCGCTTCCGGTGCGACTTCCGGTACCACTTCTGGTACAACTGCTTTGCTTTTCGCTGCTTTAACGGGCGTCTTTTCACCTACCGCGCCCCTTGCCTTGAGGTCTTCCGCACTGACCGTTTCCGGTTTGGTTACTTCCGCAGCAGGGCTTTCCTTTGCCGTTACAGGTTCCGTTGCCTTTGCCTGTTCCGTTACAGCTTCCTTTTGCCATTCTTGTTTCTCCTGTTCTACGTGTTCGGCCCACGCCTTTTCTAAAGCGGCTCGCTTCGGGTCTTTCCCCTCATCCAAAAAGGCATCGGCAGCATCATCATCTATTGTTGCGCTCGATTCCAGCTTGTCCGCAACGTCTACAACCTGTTTATCTATGTCCTTCTTTGCAGTATTTATATCCTCGGCGTCCATCCCACGGAACATCGCACCAAGCGGAGCACCAGTGCCACCACCGGCAATCGCGGACTCGACCAACCCTTCTGCGAGACTGTGGGTTTTATCATACCCGTATTTTTTAAGAATGTTCTGCCATATTTGTTGGCTTACTTCCTGAGTGGCTTCTGTCGCCCCACCCTTAACTGCACGGGCCGCTATGCCTCCCTTAAATCCCTTGAGGAATTTTGCAATCGGGAGATACTCCAACAATGCCGTACCGACTGTAGACGCAGCACCTATGGTTGACGCCTCACCAACAGACTTGCCAGCATCCCTTGCTTCTTCGTATTGTGGCGCACCCTCTGCCAAGCCCAAGACACTACCGGCAGCAACAGGCCCAGCAGCCATGCCAGTAGCAATAGCAACCCCAAGGGACGGGGCAGCTTGCGCTATAATATAGGCTGCACGCTTTACACTCGGATTCTCAACAAACGTACCTTCAAAGTCAGGTCCGGTGGGGGCGATTTTTTGAGATAAGTCGTCAAGAAAGTCGGATGCCTTATCACCAGCTTCGGCAACATACGGCCCTGCCGATACGTCACCCAGCCACCTAACTGCGGACGCCCCACCACTCGCCAAGCCAAGCGCACCCTGAGCTATGCCCCTTACCGTTGTGCCAGCCATGCCCGTACTTTCTTCTTCCGCAGGTTGACCAGATGAGCTATCAAGGAACGCATCTATATCGTCATCTGTTGCGAATTGTGTGGGTGCGTCTAAGTACGCATCTATTTCTGAGTCTGTTCTCATTTAGGTGGTTGCCTAAGAAATGCTTTTTTTTGTCGCTCTTTCCGTTTTTTTCTGGCCTCGTCGCGTTCCTCTTTTGACGTTTTTCTCAAGAGAGCCTTATACCCAGGCTCCTTCGCCCTGTCTGACGCCATGAATGCTTTTCGTTCTTCTGTGTTCGTGGCCTCGACGTTCTTTACAGGTTCCACCGGTTCCTTTTCAGATGGTTTCGGTTCTACTGCTTTGGCGGGTGGAACCTTGAACATTTGTTTAATATATTTTCTTGCCGACTGTCTTGAAATATGGTCGTCCTCAAAGGCAATTTTAACTGAATCGGGGTCTTTGAAGGACCATACCGGCTTTTTCCCCCGCAGCTCCCGTATTTCGTTTTGCAAGGCCATCCGAGACACTTTTAGACGCTTCTTGGCGATTCCGTCCAACGGGACCGGAACCCCACTCTCGTCAGTGGTCGTACCGGCTCTTAGGGTTTTGTCTATGTCTGACATCGCTTTACTAATGTCTTTGTACCGCGCTTCCGCATACACGTCTTTTTCTGGTTTCGTCGGTTTTTCCACCCTGGCCGGTTTAACCTCAACGCCAAAGTCGCTGATAATCTGTTGAATCGCCTGTGGGTTTTCGCCAGCCTGTTTGATCGCTTCCATAAAATCGGCACTCTTATGGCTTCGCAGCCTCATGCTGATTCTACCGTTCGGAGTGTCCATCTCCGTTGTTGTGTATGGGCCGACTTCTGTAATGGCAAAGTTCCCCTCTGGTTCCTCTCCGGTACGCCTGAAGTAGTCGTCACGATACATCTGCGTCGCTTGTTCTGGGTTAGAGGATTGAGACACGGCCAGATTGAACGAGTCTGTTGCGGCCTGCGCCTTGAACTGCTTGCTTTCCACATCAGCACGTTGTTGCATAACGTCCGTGCGGTCTCCCATCAGGTTGTTACGTTCCTGCTGGACACCAATGCGCTGCTGCTCCATAGCGTTCTCGGCCTGTTGCTGCGCCAGAAGATCCGACTGCTGCTGCTGATTAAAGGCGTTCGTCTTCTGCTGCTGGGCTTGCTGGTTCCGCATGTCCATAGCGTTGCGGAAGTTGCCCATTGCGGCCCTCTGGTATGGGAGGGGGTCGACGTTGAATGCGTTGTAATTTACCATAATTAACCCCGTGGTGACCAAGTTTTATTGTAGGCTTGAGGTGTTCCTGTGTTCTGCTGTGGCTGTGGTTGATTATACATATTATACATGGACATGGCGTTCATCGGTATATTGCCCATCGTATTCCACATTTGGGCGCGTGCCTGACCGCCAGCCAGCGCAGCCTGTGCAGCAGCGTCACCAGCGTATAGACTATTGGCACCAGCTTGGTTTGCGTAGTTTTGTCCCGCGCCTGCCATTGCATTTTGGTAACCCGTTTGGACTCTCGACAAGGACTGAAGTGGATTGAGCGAGTCATAATACCTTCTCAGGTGGTTGTCGTATTCGGTGGATGCAAGACCTTTAGCGTAGTTCATTGTATCCGCATTTCTTGACCGACCGCCAGCCACAGCACTTTTATCAAGCGCATTTACCCCTTGGCCTAAAGTCCATCTGTACCCCTCGCTTGCCTTGAAGTCACCCGGCCCAGCCTTAGTCCGGTCTTGAAGCTGCTCCATTGAGTCGATACCAATGTTCGCACCACGTAGTTCGATGTCTCTGAATGGCTGCATGTCCGAACGGTTGGTGTCGTACATATACCGTTGCATCGCGTTGGCTTGGTTCGCCGCAGACGTTTGTGCATTTGCGGCAGATTTTGCTGCGCTTTTTTGCGACTTCGATGACAAATAGGAACTTATAAGTGTCCCCGCCGCAAGTGCTATTGCTCCCCAAGGCATCTTGTATCTCCTCCCAGTGTTTCTATCCCACTTCGGTTCTCGGTTCTTTTTCCAATATCTGTTACGTCCCCATCAGCCCAGCCGCCTGCATTTTGTCTATAAGGTCGTCGTGGACGGTAGTAAGTGAATTAATATCGTCTTTGAGATTGTTTATCTCTGTAACGAGTGTAGCTATGCTTGTGTTTGTGGATGCAATACTTACCGTGTCAGCCCCAGCCGTTAGTGTAAGGGCAGAAACAGCAACCGCTGTCGGGCCGTCAGCAACTACATCTGCTTCCGACAGTGTTGATTCAGCCGGTGTATCTGTTAAACTGTCGTATGATCGTTCGGTCAGGTCTGCCAAATTATGGTTGTGTGTAGAAGCAGATTTGGTGTCTATCTCTGTGTTTAAAGTTCCGACACTGGTATCAAGACTATCAACGCTGATTCCAACACTATTGAGGATGTCAATGATTTGGTTTTTGATCCAAATATTGAATATCTGCCCGGTCCCAGGCATAAGCCCGTCGAACGCCTGAGCAACTACATCCGGCATGGGTTTAGCTGTCGCCATTAATGTATGCCCCCGTAATCACGACTTTAACCGGATCGGTTATAGTAATCCTTGGCGTAAATGCCCGGTAGCGTCCCATCTTGTACCAAATAGGTCTATACTTCCACTCCCCGGCCTTACCAATGCTGCACCAAATTTCGTCACTCCACGTTTTGCCCTTATCGGCAGAAAAGTCAAAGATGGCCATCGGATCTGAACCCTGCCCCGTACTAATACCGGTGCCTGATTCCATTTCTAACTCAAAGGAAGAAAAGGTTTCCAGCCCATTCATCTTAGGCACAGGCATTGCGCGTTGACGGGTTATCTCGTCCCCATCATCGGTGTAGGTGGTTTGGCTAAGTTCGTATATCTTGCCGTTTGTGTAGTCACCGACAAGATGTTTGTTGCCGTGCTTAACATAGCAGTTTGGTCGCCATCTGCCGGTTCCAGTGCGCCATTCATACCAATGCTTTGTCGTTAAATCTAAAACGTATGTTTTTTTACCGTAGGGGAACGTGAGAACGTAGAATGTATGACCGGACATGGAGAACACGAACCCAACAGCGTCACTCACCGTCTCCATGCTATCCATCACCCTGTCTACATGCTCGTTGCTCAGTTTTGTCGGAGTCGAGGATGCTTGAACAACCGTTCTGTTTTCGTTCAGCAGCATTAGTGTGCCGATAAAATCGGCGGCAGACTTTTCAGCAATTATCCCACACGGAATATTACCACCAGGTATCTTTGAAAACCCGAATGTTGTTCCGCCAGAATTGTAATAAACTTCCCCAGACGTTTGCCCCATGGCGTAGACTTGACCATTGACAGAGTACACACCAGAAAGTCCGTCAGGGTCAACATATGTAAGGGCGTAGTCTACCTCGTTCCAATCGGTGCCGTCCTTAATCGTAGACTCGTAAAAGTTTTCAGTGTTGATGTCATGCGCGAGAAAATATCCGCCCTCGTATGCAAGAGAACCGGGAGAGAATGACATATCATCGTTTTTGATCTCAGTCAGTGCGTCATCCTCGTAAATATAAAATCGGTTGTTTTCTACAATGCCAACCTGCGTTCCATTCGACTCTATCCATGCGTGGCCGGTCGCGTTACCAAGCGTTCCGATATGTTCACTTCCGCCATATTTGTCTACACGATAAAGCCTGTCCCCACAAACAAAGAAGGCAAACTCTCCTTGAGTGCAGCCAGCACGAACCTCGCATGAATAACCCAGGTCAGAGAACTCCAACAGCCCAGGTCTACCTACGAGTGCGTCGCGCCCGTATATTTTCCGTGGTGAAAAATACAAGTTAACTGGCAAATGCCCGTCAGGGCCTTCACCTGAAATAAAAGGTATCTTCATTATGATTGTGTTCCTACAATAGTACCGTCTGTCCCACTTGTCGGAGCGCCGCTCTTAATCCTTAAATCACCGGTAGCGTCCACCCAAAGGTAGTAACTGCCGATAACAAGAGGGTAATCGTCCCAATCAGAACCATCCATTTCAATAAAATCAAACACAGACGGATTATTACCTTGGCATTTAGATAGGTACGCCCTGGCGATATTTATCCCATACGCTGAGTCATTGTCTGTAAAATCGCACCCCACAACAGAAATGTCAGCCGTGCTTGCATGTGTGTTCGCTACAATCCCCCTCGCTTGTGTCTCTGTGTCTTGGTAGTCGTGCGCGTGGCACCCAACAAAAGACAAGGATCTGAAGCCGTCTATGTAAAAACCAGGCCACGTTGTACCACTGCCCTGGCTGTTTTCTATCGCCACGCAGCCACTGCAAACAGCCGATTTGTTTGTGGCGTCGCCCTGGTATCTTCCAGACGCGGCTACGTCATAGTCAAACCAGAATCCTGAGTCGCCGCTTCGATATACAATAGTACCGGTTAGCGTTACATTGTGGCTTTTATTGACGAGTATCCCCGTTTTTTCAGCATTGGAAACGATGGCCGCACCGATAGAAATGTGGGATGAATCATGCACCCAAATACCATGAGCGTTGGCTGTCGTAACTGCACCAGTTGTGTTAACCCTGCAAGCATCGGTGACGGTGTTATAATCACCGTTGGGCAAAATTCCTAAATACCCGGCATTTTCAACAATCGAGCTAATTGAGCTGTACCTTACTGCGTATGTGTCGCCAGAATTAAAATAAACTCCAACATGAGGAGTCCCGGTAACCGCAGCATCCTTAATAATGCCACCAACGGTAATGCGATTGCAATGCGCGGCGGTTGGCGTTATGAGGACACCACTGAACTCGACTGTATCAATATCTGGCCAAATATAAAGGTTGTCAGAGTCTACAACCGCAATGCCATGTCCGTCTGCGTTTGTGATTATTGGTGTGATAATACCTTTTTCTGCACTGGTGATGCTTACGGCGCTACCGTCTGAATCTTTTATGGTTATGTTTCCAATGTTGACAATCCCGGCAGAAGTTGTTTCAACCGTTCCGTTAGCTGTAGAGTTATTGGCTTTGTTTCCGTCGATTATACCCCCACCATCCAGGTCAAACCGATCAACCGTGTCTACATAAATCAGAGAGTCGTCTGTAGAGTCCGCAAGTTTAAGAGTCGCACCCTCTAAAACAGTAACCCTGATACTCTGGGCTATCGTTATTTTAAGTGATGTATAGGTGCCGTTAGAAAAAACAAGTTCACCACCAGCAGTTAAGGTGTTGACGGCATACTGTGCCGCGCTTGTACCGCTCCCAAACCAACTGGCGTGAACCGTGCCGCCTTCAACAAACCGAAGCATGTCAACGATGGTGATCTGTTGGTTGGGTCGCGCAATAATATGAGACGGTGTGTGTAATGTCAGAAGTTCATCACCAGTGGTCCGTACTAATTGCGCCCCAGGATCTACCTCTATAAAAAGGAACGGGTACAAAGTAAGATCAATGGAAGTGTCAAGCGTGTACGTCGATGTGGAGGAGTCGCCGTTATGCCTGAGAATAATCTTGGCGTGTTCTGAAGTCCCAACTTCAGTTATAATGTCGTAAATCGTGTCGCCCGTTCCAGAAGCAGTTACCCCCTGGTCTGCCTCAGCGGGGTCAGGGTAATAGGCGTATGTGGTCGAACTCGATGAGGTTGCTGCCGTTCCCACCCCGTCCACCGTCCATACCGTCACATCGGCGTCAGTTTTGAGTATAAACTTGTATTCGTCCGCGTAATAAATGGTCGCCTCACCGCGAGAATCAAATACAACGGGATTCGCGGCATCAACAGTACACGCCTCGTCTGTGTAAACTACCTTTGGCGTGGATGTCCCAGACTCGTATGTATATAATTTATACCCAACCCCAGGATCTCCGTCTGAATCAAAAACCTGCATTACCGGTGTGTAAATATGGTCGCCCATTTTTTTTCCTTTTTATCTCAGTACGAATGGGAATGCGAACGGGAACCCGTCGTCTTCAAACAGTGCCTTTGGCGAGACACTGGGGCCGCAAATAACGTCAGTCCTTATTTGGGGGACCGGGTGCAAGTTCATGTTTTTTATGGTTTTATAGGTGGACATAGCTTTTAGAGCCACCATTTGTGATGGTTCTCGTTCATACTCAGGGGCTAATTCTACAGCAAGATTATATATAAACGCTGGTTCATACGATGGATGTATCGTTAGGGTGGTGGCGTAGGACGTGAAGTTGCCCAACGCCTTCTGCGACCACATATGGACGGTGTAACTCTGGTCTGGTGTCGGCCAAAAGAAAAACGACCCTGAAGGATACGTCCTTTCGTAATAAATAGCGACCGGCCTTCGTTCGTCTGCTTTTTGGCCGGTATATGCGTATTCCTCCGCTGAGAACGGAGTAATCGGGTAATCGACACTGCCGCTGCGAATGAAAATTGATTTTATTCTGTACGGCCATTCCGTATCTATGGTTGCGCCATCACCGACCGTGTATGACGCAGTGCTGGATGAGAGAGAAAACGTCTCCCTATCAACAGCAGGTACGGTTGACGGTATGGCGGACCATTGCCGCAGCATCATATTGAACGCTTCAAGACCATCAGACAGGCCCTCCGCGCCCATGTTGTTCACGCCAATTTTTCTGCCAGCGGCTTCTATGATCTGCCTAACGGTTGTCATTATTATACCTCAACAACAATGTCGTGCTCCTTGAGCATATGTCTTGCGTACCATCTCGGATCTTTGTAGGTCAGATCACACTCATCACAACGAAGCGGCGGCTCAGGCTGCTCTGGCACATCGTCGTCAACGTGGTCGCCCCACATGGCCTCACCAATCTCAGGGTTCGGGTTATCGTACCAACCCTCTGTAATCGGCTCCCCCTCCTCAAAAATGCGTCCTTCACCGTCCCGATGGTATAGCCACTGTCTATGATCGTTTAAAATCATTTCCCCTATTCTCCTATTTAGCCATTAAAAAGTCCGCCACGTTACCCCTGTATTCGAATGCCCCAACATGGGCCGTGTTGACATCTGGCCACATCCAAATTTTTCCACCGATGTCTCTCCATCTCCTACAAAAAGTGTAGTCTTCCCCTTTATACATCCCGTCGTAGACAAGAAAATCGAATAACGAGAAGCGTTCGTCTCCTTCATCGGACGTATACTTCAAGTCGGGATACGCGAGATACATATTTTTAATGACGCTTGTTTTTATCGCCAGTAATCCAGTACCCGCCGCAGATAACTTGATCCACCCGTCTTCTACTAAGGGCTTTCCGTCTTCGCCCGACTCTATTTTACAGGTGTAACTCTCCGCAGTTTCTTTACGTCGATACGCTATAAACGACACGTCCCTATCGGACGTAACCAAGTGAGCTACGGATTTAGGGTCAAAGGCCACATCAGAGTCAATGAAAAGAATTACATCCGCACCCGAATCGACTGCTTTGCCGACCATCTCATTTCGGATTTTGGGCAAAACACTACTGGTGCTCAGATCAACCGCCACGGAATGCCCACCATGCGTCAGCATATTGTGGAGACTCAAAAGAGACGCGACGGTCTGTGGGACAATGTGGCCCGTTGACGGGATACCGATAAAAATTTTCATAAAGTTACGGGGGCTTTTACACCCCCGTTGATTTTAATTCTCGTCAGTTACAAGACCGAAAGCGATAAGTGCATCATTGATCGCGCTGACAGCCGTAATCAGGGTGGCCGTGTCGGTCGGTGTGGTAGCACCGGTCTGCTGAACAACTGGGGTTGATCCCAAGAAAGCAATCTTCTCGGTCGTAGCCAGACCAAAACACGCACCGTCAGGCTGATTTGTTCCGATATATTCTACTGCCATGATAAAACTCCTTTTGAGATTCTCCGGTGAGAGTTAACCCACCGGAGGTTTATGTAGCGAATTAGCCAATCACGCGGCATCCGAACTCGGGACGCTGGGCCAGGAATCCGAAGAACACGTCCAGGCGCATGGGGTAATTGGCGTTGTTGATGTCGTACTGACGGAGGATACGAATGTTGATACCGTCCTGTGCCATCTGTGACTTAAAGGTAACATCACTCGGCATTTCAAGGTTGGCACAAGCAAACGTGTACGCTTCAGGATGGAACACAAGGTTCTGCGGATACGCGGTGGAAGCCGTACCAACCTCGGTCACAGCAGCGCCGTCCTGTGGGAAGGCGTCGATGTTCTGTTTCGCACCGGTGGAGTACATCGCCGGTTTAACAGTGAGGGAAGCCTCGTTGCTGGCGGCAGTGGCAAGAGTCGTAACAACAAACTGTTGCAGTTCGCCAGTGGTTTCCTTGGTTTCCGGGTTGACAGCGTAAACAGCGGCGACGGTGAACACATCGCCAGCGGCGAAGGTGTCAGTCGCGTTGGTCAGTCCATCAACAACGATAGTGGTCGATCCTTCAACAGCAATCGTGTCGTGGATAACGACAGTACCAACACGAGAACCGCAAGTAACGGTCTTCACATTCTGGGACATATTCCAATCCATACCCAGAGCGCGACCCATACGACCACTCATGTACTGTTTTCCAACCTCGGCTTGCTGGTTGAAAAGTGAGCTCAACGCAGCAACGGTGCCAGCTTCGGCAGCGGGGTTGACGACGGCGTGACGCGGATCAATCGGAGCAGCGCACTCATTCAACAGGCGATGAGCGTCCATCCAATGTGCGGCAGTCGTCGGGGTGGTACCGGCAGTACCTACCAAGTTGTAGGTGTTATAGACAGCCTGTTGGTAACAATAGGCATCAATCTTGGACGCCAGAACAGACATGGCCGGACGGATAAACCGGTCGCTGAACTCATTGATCTCAAGCGCAAGGTCAGAGTCGGAGAAGTTCATGTCAACGCCGCGAATCTGGCCAATGACCAGGCTCACGCTTGCTTCTGACTGATCCTGAGCATCAATCGCCCAAGTGGACCGCACGGTGTACTGGTTGGGCAGACGAATACGCAGCGTGGAACCGCGTTTCTGGCCACCGAATGTGGTTTCTTTGTCATGCTGTTTGTCGATGTTGCCGACAAAAGCCAGGTTATTATGCAGGATTCTGAGTGCCTCTGCGGTGATCGCACTCGGTTTCAGATAACTGTTAGCCATTTTTAATACTCCTTATATCTTCCCCTCGTTCCGCAGTCTAATCCATTCTTTGGGGTTTTCCTCAAGCAACTTGTCTGGATCAAAGCCGCCAGTTTCTACCCCCTTGACCGGTTTAATCGGCGGTGGGGCGCTGGATGATTTTTGCTTAGAAAGTGATATTCTGTTCTCTATTCGTCCGAGGGCCAGTGCTTTCTTGCGTGGAGGCAGTTTTGAAATACGCGCAGCTTCTTCTGGATTCTTGCCAAGATGATAGGCGATTTCTTCAGGCGTGTCGGTTTCGATAATCAAACCAGCAAGGTCGTTGTCCATGACATCGGGAGGTAGTACAGCAATTACTCTGTCGTAGTCCTCAAACTTCGCCCTACCGTCGTCGTTTACCTTGATGATGTTTGCTACAAAACTGTCCTGCGCCTGCTTCTGTTCGCGATCCTGGCGTTCTTTCTCAGTTTCTTGCTGGATGCTCGCCTTTTCCGCTTTTAAATTCCAAGCTATAGAAGCCTTAATGAACTCAGCGTCGGTGTCAAAGTCTTCAATCCTTGGTTCGTCCGCTGAGTGCTTACTGGCAGACAACTCGGCAAGCTTTTTCTCAAGCTCACTTTCTCGCTCCTTGCCAGCCGCAACCTCGTTCATCGCCTCCAACTTTTGCTTCGTGATGGTGTCGATGCGTTTCTGGAACCAAGGTTTCTTCTCTGTTTCCTGCTGCTCCCTTTCCGCTTGGTCTTCCTCGGTTACTTCTTCCTGCACCTCAGTTTCCTGAGTGGTTTCTTCCTCGATGGCGGCTTCTTCCATCACTTCTTCAGCCACTTCCTCAGTCTCAATGACTTCACTCTCCATTGCCAATCTCCTTCTCCTGCATAAGCAGTATTAAAAACTTCTCCCGGTTTAACCGGTATTTTTGGGTGGGGTCTGGATTTCGATAGTCTTCTTTACATTATCTAAACCCTTCCCGCCAATTTCTAACCGCAGCTTTTCAATTTCCAACTCCTTGCCGTGGTTATCTATCTCTTTGCCCCTGTTGTCCTCTGCCTTGCCTTGGACTTCCAGTTGCTTGATTTGTAGTTCCGCCTCCGTTTTTGCCTGTTCTTCCGGTGGGGGTGGTTGGGGTTGGTTGGCCTGCTCAAGCTGCTGCCCAAGTTCCTGAGCACCGGGCCAATCAAGATTCTGTGCAATCTTCGGGATAAGTACGGGGGCGAACTGAGGCGCGGTTTGCGCTACCATCAGCATCCCCTCTGCCGCTTCTTCCCTCCGTGTGGCAAAGTCGGGGCCAACATCGTAGGTAACGTCGTATCGTCCGACTGACAGGTCGTTAAGGACTTGGCCGGTGACGGGGTTTTTCTCGTTGATTTTAGCCCATGCTTCCGAACCGTCCTCGTTTAAAAGACGAACCACCCTCTCTGTGTCGTAAATTCTTGGGATTAAATCAACTAAGATTTTAGCCGTGTACTTAATCGCCTTGGCCTGGTTGTCCACGAAAACATAGGATGCTGTGCTGCTTTGGTTCTGCCGCTTGCCGATTGCCTTGCCTGATGTCTCGTTCCCGCTGGCACCCAATGAAGCGTCGTAGATATTGGTGGTGGCTTTTATATCGTCGGACGCGATCATTGATTCGTGGTGTGCGCCCGTGTTTGGAATGGACGGAGAACTTGGCTGCGGTCTGCCGTTGCCCACATCGTTATATAGACGGTAGGCTTGTGGCTTAATGTGAGCTTCGTTCCACTGTTTTTCGTGTCCCTCTATTTCGTCGGGGGTAACATGATATGGCTGTTTAGGGGCTTGGGCCAGAGTCTCAACCATGTTGGACCGCGCCCAGTTGTAAAGTTTCTGCGCGTCGATAGAGTGTCTGATTGCTGATCTCAACACCCTTTTGCCGTCAATCCAAATCTCGTCGCCAAGACATGGTACAATCGGGATATACTTGCCGGGGAGTTCAGACGGACCCTCAAGAATCTCCTGTCCGTTCATTTTGCACCACATTATTTTGTGGTACTTGGATTTTCTCGACCGGTTATAGGGCAATGGACCAGGCACCCCATCACCAGAAACAAACTTCATTTCGACAGCGTTTATGCCGTCCGGGGCGACAAATTTCTTTTCGGTCTTGGGGTTCTTTATCTCGACGACTCTCCCATCGACGAGTTCGAAGATTTCTTTCTCTGCCTTTTCCTTATAGAAATATTCTGCCACACGAACTTTTTCAGCAGCGAACCAACCAGACTGTTCCTCACCTGTACTGCTTTCAAAATCTGCCTTGCTTTTCGCCTTCGGGTATTCGGCGTCAAACTTATCCTGGCTCATCGTTTCGACAATGAACGCATACCCGATGTCCGAATAGTCAACCTTGGTGGCAGACTGGTCCATGTAGACGGCGGCGGGGTTAACAATCCGTTCTATGGAAATGTCTTGGTCGAACGCAGTGTCATCAGCGTAGTCGGTTAGTATTCTCCAATACCCGTACCCGCCACGAACCGCGTCTTCGTACCCCTTGTCGTATGCGGCTTCTGCGTCACTTACGTTCTCTATGTTCCTGATAATACCTGTAAAAAGTGTAGCAACCCCAATATCGCTACCAGAATCTACCGGCCTGATTTTTACTCTCGGCCTATTCCTTCGCGCACTCCCGGTGATCTGCTTGACAGCACCAGCCACCTTATTGATAGTGATACATGGTCGGCCAACGCGCTGCGCCTTGTCGTCGTCGGACCATTGGCCCTCACCGTTTTCAAAGTGGGTGTCGAATTGAAAGGTTGCCCGGTTATCGGTTTCTGCGGATTCGGAATCCCGTAACCGATCACGGGCCTGTTTTAAAATTTCTTCGTTTTTCACATGCCCATCCAACTTGAGGGTTGCGGTGGAGGTACCTTACTCGCCGGTCTTATTGATGGACCGAATATCCGTGTTGCTGGATATTGAAGGGCGTCGTGGACATCGCAGTACTTATCCTTGTCCTTGCCCGAAATTGATTCTTTAAAAACACCAGACTTGCCAATCTCTGGGTACCCGTACCCGCCAAGAAACCCGTCTATAAGGATCGGGCATTCGGTCGGATCTACTAGGATACCGTCGCGCCTGTTCAGTCTGTTGGCCACCGACTCGCGGCGAACCTTGAAGGTCTGTATGCCTTCTTTGATATTGATGCCACAGTGCGCCCTAATGTAGTCTGCTGCGGTCATCTTGCGGGAATCTCTCGTTCTATTCCCTGCGGGATCGCCTATGTCCTTGTAGATCGTGTCGGCTGGAAGATGTTGAGCACACCAGATTTTTACGATGTCGCCAAAATCCTCAATCCCCGCGTCGTCTTCCCAGAACTCCTTAAAAACCAACCATTGATTTCCAAGCAAGTAGGTCAAAACACACGCCGGGTGCAGCCCTGTATGATCCCACCCCCTGATAACCACATCTTGGCCGTCGTCTATGGCCTTCTCTACTATTGGTAAGAGGGGTACTTCTGACACATGATCTTTGCGGCTAAACTCTGGATAGACCGCTTTGCCCGTGAACGCCGCCGACCAACTGCAATAATATTCCTGCTTAAACATAGCCTCGCCACGGGACGGGCCATACTGCGAAATCAGTTCGCGCCGAATAGATGCAAGCTGTTTTTCAGAAAAGACGGTTGTGTCGTTTACGGTCAGGAGTTCAGAGAACCAGCCGGGTTCGGTAATCCCAAACTCATACGTTGTTTTACAGTGGTTCTCTCCACGGGGGGTTGAAATAAATAAGCACCACCCGTTATTCTCAGAAACAATCGGCATGAGATAAGCCCACGCAGCAGGATCAGCTAACGCCCACTCTGAAAACACAAGACCGGCAGGGGGGGAGCCGACTTGCGAATCGTAGTTATCGCTTCCCATCACCTGCCACGTAGACCCATTCTTAAAGCGGATCATCATCTCTTGTTCGCGGGTCGTTGCGCGGATCTCTTGCGGGAACGCCTCGTCTATCCTGCGTTTTCCCGTGTGGGGGTTTACCGCGTCCCAGATTGCTTTCCTTGCTTGGGACGCTTCAGGCAGCATGTGCCAATAGGTCGCAACCCGTTTCATGGCGGCTGTGGCGGTCCAGTGAAGACAGACATCATCCTTACCAGAACGACGGTGCCAAATAGCGCAAGCTCGTTTTCCACCAGTTTCCAAGTAATCCCAAAGGTTGTCCTGGTACGGCCTTGGCATCCAGTTGTGCGGTATTGTTATCTTCGCCATAAACGCAAAAACCCCAACAGCCCGATATTACTCAGACAATTGGGGTTTCCGAAAACCTTTCGTTTCGGTTTAACGCCTACTTAATTTTTTTAAGCAAACTCTCTGTAGCTTCGAACTTCGTAATCTTGCCGTCCCAAAACTCTAAATAGAGTCGGCCTGTAAAGCGTCGTGCGGCAAAGTCTGCCAATGTAGAAAAAAGTTTCTTTAGCATACCTATACCACACTATTATAGTACAAGTAGATTAAAAAAGCAACACTTATTTTCTACATTACTTTTTATGGTTTTGCGGCCTTAGTAATGTGGGGTTTTTTAACCGGGGTTTCATCCTCATAGTCGATCTTAAACGCACCCGTCACGCCGCCCCACCTAATCCGGTCATAACCCCCACGGTACTTTGCGTTGGTGGCTTTGTGGTCGCTGCTCATCATGTTCTTTGCCATGCAATTCATCCTCCAATTCCTTGATCCGGCCAACAAACCGGACACGCATCTCCTCTGCGGCCATCTCAAAACTTTTGGAAACGTACGATATAATTAGCTGAAACATAATATACAGAGAGACTATATACCAGACAAGAGCCAGAAAGAATACTGCCTGCGGTGTCGTATTATATAAGTCTATGAGAGGGTTCACATTTTCTCCAATACCCCTTTAATTCGTTTCGCCATGTCCCGGCACCCGTCCTCGATGCCGTCAGCTTGGTAATCTGGAAGTGAGATTGCCAAATCGTCATAAAACTTCACGCGGGGCGCACGCTTCAACGTGTCGGCCAGGTTTATCAACGTCAGCCTTATTTCTATTAGTGTCGCTCTTGGACTCATTTCTCCCCCCAGATAATAGCATATGCTAAAATGTCCCTTAACTGCTTCGATGATATTTTTATAGACCCCATGCTACCGTCTTCATAAACAACACCATCCCGGTAATGATACCATGCGGCACATTCTTGGACAAACCGCCTGTCATTAACAGGAAGTAAATTAAATGCGTTATACGACTCTTTTCTGTGGTCCTTCATCCCTCCCCCTCCAGCCACCACAAAAGCCGCGCTATATCACGGCAATGCGAGTGGCAGCATATGTTATTAAACCAATGCGCTTCCTGGAAATAAAATATCGGGTCGCCACAGTGGATGCAGGTTATCACGGCCTTTCCCCCATAATAATCCTTTTCGCCGCCATAAGCCCGTTGCGCTCCGTGATCCGATCTTCTAAAAGCCGCTTTTCTATTAACCGCGCCATGCGCCAACGCTCGGACAGACGTGTAAAGTCTTCCTCTGTGTAATCGGATATGTCTATAAGGTTCGAAGAAGAATCATTGCTATAACCCATCATTTCACCCGCCATCCCAAATTGGCCAAGCTCGCCGTCGCCTGACCGTGGAAAATGCTGCTCCAAATCCTGTCGTAGTCGTCTATGGAATAAATGTCGTTGAAATGCTGACCAACGAACCTGTCAGCCAAGTCCTCCGCGTATTCAACGATTCTTGCCGTCTGCATCTTGCGCTGAAAATCGTCAAACATGCTCAACCCCCTTCTCATTCGGAAGTTCGAGGTAGATGTCTACAGTTTTGTAGAAATATTCTGTGCCTGTGTAGTCCATGCTGAGTTCCTTGTCATACTCGCTCCAACCTTTGGGCGCATCTGAAAAATCAGATTTTCTTGAAGTTTCCCACTCCTTTGCGCGGCTGGTTGCGAGTAGAACATGCGCTTTCGCCAGACCCTCATCAAGGTAGCCAACAACGGGCCATTCACAACGGTCTGAATATTCACCAGTGGTGCCAAAAACAACGTATACTTTCATAAGTTCATCCATTAGCATTTCCATTCTCCTGTTACGGGTTCGTCCTTTATGCTGTCAATGCGGCCCATGGTAGCGAATTCAATGCGTTTCCCGGCGTATTCTGCCCACTCTAACTCTTGGCCCACGCCGAGCGATTTTGCCCACCCGTCCAACTGCAACACCCACACCTCGTCAGCCCACATTAGAAACTGAAAATCCTGCTCCAGCCAGTCGTATTCCGGCTTCCAGCCAGTCTCCTCTGAAATCGGGTGGCTATGGCTGATTGGCGAAAACACCACGTACCCCGCCCTCATCAACACACCCGCAGCATAATTCACCTGCCTGAAACGTGCTTCCCGGACCAGCGGGTCTTCATCCCAATATGGACACGCTAAGTAGATTTTTATCATTATAAACCAATCCTTTCGCATATCGCGGCGGACCACTTTCGGTTGAGTTCAATGAACCAGCACAGGAAGTCTTGGGCTATTCCTTCGCGGATAAGACTAAAACACCCATAGCACACACAGAACGACGCGGTTAGAATCAGGACACCAAAAAACCATAGAAACGGCACGGAATGCTGTTCCCCACACAGATCCGCAACGAACACCCCAGACCAATACGGCACGAACACCACGGCCCCGATTTCAAGCACCTTTAAAAGCGCAAACACTATTGATCTCATCATTTCACCCCCAAAAGTTTCCATGCCAACATTACGTATGCCTCTATCGAACCGGGGATCTCTTCCCACCGCGATAACGTGTTAGGGTGGATCTTAACCCTCCGGCATAGTTCGGACTGAGACCAGCCAATTTCGTCCAGTATGGTCGATAATTCCTTCTTAGTCATCAGAGTGCCTCAAGTTCCTTGTATTCGTGCTCAATCGTTTGGACGCGATCAACAATCCTGTATTGCGCCTTTATCATACTTAACTCCGCGCCTATTTCTTCCGATAGTGCATCATACAAGTCGTCGGAACAATAATCGGGCATGTCAGCAAGACCTATAAGGTAGGAACACATCTCCCCCCACTCATCCCCGCTTAGTTCAGCGTACTTTCTAAGTTCGTCTGCTTCAATCTGCACCCTGTTCATGGTTTCTCCTCCCCGATATACGGCACATCTTTCCATTCCGTCCACTCAACAGGGGGTGGAAGTGGTGTCAACGAGCCAGAACTATCAACCCGCAACTTCACCTGTCTGTATTGAAGCACCCTCCAAACCGCCGTGTGCATCATGACCTTCCATCTTAATTCAAACATCCTATTTTCCCTCCCTCGGCATAACCTTAGCAGTCTCTCCATCACGGTTTCACCATCGACATTAACGATTTAAGCGCGTAGTATTCAGGGTTCAAAACTTGGGTCACGGTACAAAAGCTGGTTGTGGCGGCAACGACCAATAATATCGCCAACCCTATCCCACCTACAAAAGCAAACGGCTCGAAGTCTTCGTAGCAGATATTAAAAACGTCTTTCCGTCTATTGCCGTCCTTATCTCTAGGATCCCAGTGGGCCAACATATAGCGCACATAAAAGAACATCACTGTAGAGATAACCGCGAAAAAAAACCAGGCGGTTATGGCGTCTATATATTGTTGGCGGACCAGCCATGGCCACACATGCTCCACGCCGACACCCAGCTTCGCGCCCAATTTGTCCAAGTATTCCGTGACCATGCTTATAGATTCTGTGTTCATATACTCCCCCTTTTTTATTTACACCCGTCTTCCCAAAGTCTCTTTGCCCAAACCTTCCTTTCCACAGCCTCACGCCTTCTGTCCTCAACTTCCTTCTTGGCACTTTCTATCCCGGCGTCACACTTCCCACAGAGTACGCAGACACGGTTTACCGCAGCACTACCCATCAGGTCGGGAAGGACGGAAAAAGAAAGCGGCTTGCCAGTTTTGAACGCTACATTGTTGATCCACTCGTACTCGTCGCTCACCTCGATAATTTCCCAGTCGTGTTCGTGTGATTTTTTAAGCGTGTACTCGTCGTCATCGTTGAAAGGGAACATGGCTTCTCCTTTAAGGTTTGGCTGGGGCAGGGATTTGCACCCTGCAGCAACGCTCATATGTAACCCCTTTGTCTGCGTCATCGTCCAGGTGGGTCCACGATTGTGATTATATTCAGCCTCCCAGCCAATTTTTCTAACCATAACCGATTCGTTTCGCGTTGTCAACAAAAATGTTGACGTTTTATCAACTTTCTGCGGACGGGACATCAACATTCATGTACTTTCATCCCCACCCCCTTAAAATAGTTTCATCTGGGCGGTCGCCGCGCTTACCCTCGGTATTGTAATCTCGTCCAGATATTTCTGGTTCAACTCAATCCCTATGAATTTCCGGTCGTGCTTGTGTGATACAATCGCCGTGGTGCCTGAACCCATGAACGGGTCAATTACAGTGCCGCCCTTGGGACATCCGGCCATGATGCAGGGTTCTATCAGGTCTGGCGGGAATACTGCGAAGTGTGCGCCACTGAAGGGTTTGGTTGAACAGGTCCAGACTGATCGTTTGTTGCGGCTTTGCGATTCTTCACGACTTCCCTTCAACCCATGGTGCTTTAACTTCGGGTCTGTGGTACCACCACGAAAATTAGTTCTATCCCGTGTACCCCAATTTTGTGCATCCTCTTTAACCGCATCCATATCGCAAAAATACTTCTGCGATTTACTAAGCAAAAAGATGTATTCGTGCGCCTTAGTGCAACGGTCCTTCACGCTCTCAGGCATGGGGTTGGGCTTGTGCCAAATAATGTCCTGACGCAAATACCAACCGGCTGATTGCAGGGCGAAGGCTACTCGCCAGGGGATGCCTATTAAATTTTTTTCTGGCAACCCCCCCTTTTTCTGTTTTCCGGTTCTGCTCATAGCTGTTTTTCGTGACTCGTCTCCCGTTTTCCCTATTTTTTGCTCGTTCCCCGGATTGTTGTTGGTTGGGGGGTGGGTGGAATAACTATCCCCCAAATTAACCCAGCAAGTCCCATCATCCCGCAGCACACGCCGCACTTCCTCAAAAACAGCCACAAGCTTTTCGACGAATGCCTCCGGTGTCTCCTCAAGACCTATCTGGCGGTCCTTGCGGGTGGCACCACATTTTTTACAAACCTTTAAATACTGGCTTGTTTTACCGATTTGTTCATCGTGGACCCTTGTTCGTGTGCTGCCGTCGCACCTTTCACCACAAGCAATCATGCTTTTCTGCTGTCTGAGCCTCTCTCCAAGTTTTCCGTCATCTACATGCTTACATTCAATGTCACCACCAATCCATTCAGCCGTCCCGTAGTCCCTCAACCCCCAATATGGAGGGGATGTTACACAACAATTTACAGACTGATCCGGTAGACGTTTAAGAACCTCCAATGAATCCCCATGGTACAGCCGCCCGTCCTGCGTTTCGTAGTATGGTTTCATGCCTCACACCCTAAACTAAAAAAACACCCCTGATTACACAGTGTCGTCTTTAGCAGTTTTGATTGTTCCATCGTCCCCGATGCCTATAATTTTCCTGCCAGTATCTCCGTAGTGGGCGTACCAAATAGGGGTGGGTGACCCCATCACATACTCTCCACCCTTGTATCCAGTGAAGACTTCACCCATTGCCGCCCGACAGCCGGCAAGAACTTCAAAGACCGGCCTTTTCTCGCTCGTCGGCGCAACAGCCAGATCGGAGTAATACCCTCTGTAGCTGTCAAGTTCCCCAAAACCATGTATTTCCGTATCCTCCGGCAGTGTTTCAAGAACCTTGATTATTTTACCTAAAGTCATTTGTGTGTTGGTGCGTTCTCTTTGTCCATCATCCATCATCGCTTGTATGTCAAAACTCATTGTCACCTCCCTTTATTGTGTTTAAATAAACAATACACAAAAAGAAAGCTACTGTCAACAGAAATGTTGATGAAACATCAACTTTCCACGGAGGTTATATCAACATTTCTGTAATTCTGGGGGAAACTATGGGAAGAGTATGGAACTACCTGGAGTAATCATCCCAGGCAGCATGGATCGTCTTGTATTTTCGGTAGTAATGTAGATTCATAAATCGCTTAAA